TCAGATCGGCTCCTCCGGTGATGGCGCTAAGATCGGCTCCTCCGGTTATGGCGCTCAGATCGGCTCCTCCGGTGATGGCGCTCAGATCGGCTCCTCCGGTGATGGCGCTAAGATCGGCTCCTCCGGTGATGATTGTGTCATAATGTGCGCTGGTATTAATTCATCAGCTAAAGCAAAAATAGGGTCATGGATTACTCTTGCAGAATGGAAGTATTCAGAAGAAAAACAAAGATATATCCCATTTTCAGTTGTAACAAAACAAGTAGATGGAATTGAGATAAAAGAAGATGTGTACTATACCTTACAAGATGGTAAATTTAAAGAATCAGAACAACAGTAAAAAATTGAATAAAAACTATGATAGCACTAATTATCACATCCTTATTAGGAGACTACTCCGGTATTGCTGAAGAAGTAGAAAAACAACCCCAATACCAGGACAAAAAGAAAGAATCCGATGAAGTTGTAAGTATCCATCAGTTCGACATGCTTTCCAGGTCCTATGATGCAAAATTTGACGAATGCGAAAAACTCAAAGCCCGAAATCAGGAATTGGAAAAGTCAAACATTAAACTCATGGAAACGGTTAACAAGTACCGGTACTTTATCGAGTGCCAACGAAACGAAATAGATAAACTATGAATTTTTAAACATGAAAGCAGAAGATTTAATAACCAGAAATACTTTATCCAATATTATTTTGGATAAAAATCAACATGTAGTGTCTATTCCAATTGCAATTACTGCTATAAACATGGCTAGGTCCGAAGAACGTAAGAAAGCTATTAAGGCATTCAAAATTGCAACAGATGGTTATTTGAACTGTGGAGGGACTAATCGTAAATCAGAGGTATTAGCACTATTTAAAGATATGCTAGGGTGTTCTAATATTAAAATTTGAAACATGGAATACGACGAATTACTCAAAGACCCGCGCTGGCAACGTAAACGGTTAGAAGCAATGCAAGCGGACAAATTCACATGCCAGATGTGTTTTCGTTCAGACAAGCCTTTAAACGTCCATCACAAAAAGTATATCCAAGGCGCTGCTCCATGGGAATACGATACAAGTGATTTAATCACCCTTTGTGAAAAGTGCCATGCAAAATATCATCGGGATGTAGCCAAAACAAAAATAATGATTGACACACTATTAATTATATCAGAACGGTTAAAAGCTGCAATATGACATGGCAAGGCAATTAAAAGAAGGATTGGATTTTTTTTCTTTTGATGTCGATTTTTTTGATGACGAGAAAATAGGTGCAATTTCGGGAGAGTTCGGGATAAAAGGAGAAATTACGGTAATAAAGCTGCTATGTGCGGTATACAGAAATGGATACTTCATTATGTGGAATGAGCCGTTAAAAATGAAACTTTTAAAATCCCTTCCCGGAATAAGTTCTGAACTGCTGGAACAAATCGTGAATCGCTTAGTTAGGTGGGGGTTCTTTGACAGCTCCTGCTTTAACTTGGAAAAGATTCTGACAAGTGAAGGCATCCAGAAGCGATATTTCTCGGCAATAAAAAGAAGAAAACCAAAGGAAGAATATCCTTATCTACTCATTAATGTAGACAATAATCCTATTAATGTATTCAACAATGACATTAATGTATACAAAAGTACACAAAGGAAAGGAAAGAAAATAAATAATTCCCCTATAAATCCCCCTTTAGATTTTTCTGGGGACGAAATCATGCACATCCATGAATTGAAAAAAAGAATATTTTCTGACGAAACAGCATGGATGGAAACTGTTGCCATGAAAAAACACATCACACCGGACGGCATAACAGAGTGGATAAACAATTTCTTTGACGAGCTTGAATGCACCGGAGAAAACATGAAAAGCGTGAAAGACTTCAAATCTCATTTTTTTCGATGGCTTAAAATCCAACTAAAAGACAGAAAGGAGGAAAACAATGACAGAAGACTTGAAAACTGGTAGATCAAAATCGACAATTACAGAAAAGGCTGTTTTAGGGGCGATGTTAGTGTCCCCTGATATAATTACCGATGTCGTATCGAAATTAAGCGCAGACTCTTTCTTTGATGTCGAAAACAGGATAATTTTTGAAGCCATTCTAAAACTGAATGACGATAACACGCCTGTAGACCTGATTTCCGTTGCCGAACAACTGAAACAATCCGGTAAAATCGAAGAAGCAGGAAATTACAGCTATCTGGCAGAACTTACCAACCAGTCAGGATTAGGAATTGCGCGGATAGAATATTACTGCAAAATACTCTTACAATTACAGGTCGAACGCCTGTTGATAGACATGAGTATGGAAATTATCCGTATGTCTGACGGAACAAACGACGTATCAGATACGATTTCATTTGCTGACAGGCAACTACAACGCATCAATGATGTACTTTCCTGCAACAACAGAATGGAGCACATTTCAACGGCAATAGAGAAAGCAGCCGATGAATCAATTATCCGGACAAACAATCGAAGGCAGGGCAAAATGACCGGTGTAACATCCGGATTAAAAGAACTCGACACGATGACCTCCGGATTCAAGGGTGGAGAATTAATAATCCTTGCCGCCCGTCCGGCGATGGGCAAGACGGCAATGTTGTTGTATTTCGCAAAAAGTGCTGCAAGACAGGGTATTCCAGTCTGTATATACTCCCTCGAAATGGACAGCATTAGTCTTGCCGACAGGTTGATATTATCAGAAACGAGTATCGAAGCAGACAAGTACCGGAACGGATACATATCAAACGCAGAGTTTAACGAAATCGCAGGAGCGAAAAAGAGACTTTCAGAACTACCGATTTACGTGGACGACAATCCTATCGTATCAATGCGGTACATTCGCACACACTCTAAAAAAATGGCTAGGCAAGGGAAATGCGGATTGATACTTGTCGATTATCTCCAGCTTGCCGATATGAGCGAAAAAGGTAAGAACAGAGAGCAAGAAGTGGCACAGGCGAGCCGGCAGGCAAAGATAATTGCAAAAGAGCTTAATGTGCCGTTTATCCTCCTTTCTCAGCTTAATCGTGCTTGTGAGGAGCGAATGGATAAGAAACCACAACTTTCCGATCTTCGGGAATCTGGAGCCATTGAACAAGATGCTGACAAAGTAATATTTGTTTATAGACCGGAGTATTACAAGCTGGAAGACCAGCATGGAAACCCAATAGTCGGAGAAGGAGCGTTGATAATGGCAAAGCAGCGTAACGGTGCTGTCGGAGATGTAAAGTTTAGGTATAACGAAAGTCTGACACAGATATATGATTACAATAACGCCAATCCATTTTAATGGTAAATCACTAAAGAGATGAAATGCCATTACACGTACACAGAGAATGGTGAAAAAGTGCTTATACCCGGTTGTATTGGTACGGCGGCAATGGGTATCGAGCACTGCACCTGTCGTTCTGAAAATACTCCTGCGTGTTTTGAGAGAGAACGATACAACAAAACCGTCAATGCTCTACGAGCGGAAATAAAGGAGTTGGAACGCGAAAACGCCTGTCTCAATAGGATGATCAAGAAAATTTACCGAAAAAATGAAAATCGTACAAGAAGAACCACAGAAACTAAAAACCGACTATGAGATAGTCGCTCCTGTCAAACAAGAATACAAAAAAGTCGGAAGTATAAACCTCAAGAGGGGTATGACACTATACGAATTTGACTTTAAGACGCTTGTTTTGAAACCTGTTCAGATAGACCGCAGGCAAGCCATGGTAGACATTAATGGGAGGCCAGTCAAGAACGCAAGAGCAACATACAATCCGAATGCTCTCTATATTCAGGCACTGAATATGAAAAATGCCGAGAAAAAAGTAATAAAATTCTTGAAAAAACACCAACTCATAAAAAATGAAAAATGAAACGATATGAGAGAAAAATAGAAAAGTTTGCAAAGCGTTTTGTTGATGCTCCATGTAGCTGGAATTGTCGGAATTGTACATCACAACAAATTGGCTGCCGATTTTGGAATGATAAAGAATCATTCAAAGCAGGAGTTTTATTTGAAAAGGATAGAATGGGAAAAGCAAAGAAAATATGAAAACAAGTAAAAGCCAGGCAAACATACTAAGCAACTTATCTTTCGTCTTGGTGGATATAATTGAAAGTTGCTTTATCGAGGCTAATGAAAAGCTAAAAAGTGAGAATTGCGAATTTAAACACGAGGCTAAACGCGAGTTCAACCTCCTTCTTTCCCATTGCCGGAACCTGAAAAGATATGTCCGGAATTGCAGCGAAGAAACTCAGGAGTTTTTCGGTAAGGATTCGGATATGCTGTATCAGGCCTTAAAGCTTATAATCGACAGGTGTGGTACCGATGATGTAAAGCTTTTTAAGTTCTTCAATTACATTAAGACATTCCCGTCTCAGCTTGATATGGATATTGATGACACGGTGTTCAACGGAGTGTGTAAAAAATAGATTTAAAAATTATTGGTGTGTGCTATGGACAAATATGGATCGATAGATCAGAATTGGTATTCTTCCGAAAACCAAAAACATGAAAGGGAGAAAGCGACAGAAGCTTTGAAACAAATGAAAGAACTAGAAAAACAATATGAAAAATCCCGTACTGTGATTATTAAAAGAACACAGTACGGAGGAGTCAGGAAACGGTATTTAAAAACAAAATTATGAATAGAGAAATATTATTTAGAGGGAAACCTATTGATAAAAAATTCGGTGAATGGGTTGAAGGATTTTATATGGAGGATTTGGATAATGGCCGGGTAAAATCGTTTATTTTTAATCCCCCTTTACAGATAGAAGTAGATCCGGAAACTATAGGACAATTCATCGGAATATATGACAACGCCAGACGCAAAGCTTTCACTGGAGATTTTTTTAAAGATAACTTTGGAACAATCCTGACGATATTCCAGACACCGGGAGGATTTGCTACAGAATGTAATCCTCTTGCTTTTGGTCATGGATATCAGGGCGGCACAAATCCTTCAATGCCTCTGTCGGATCAACAAACTGCATCTTGGTTTGAAGGTAATTGCAAGATTATAGGCAATATCCACGACAATCCGTCACTACTCAAATAATGGCTATCACATACCCATCACATTAGTAATATTTTAATATTCTGTTATTTGGGGGAATGAGTGTCATTCCTGATTATCAATTTATCACATAAAAATGGACGCCACCTAAATGATGACGTCCGCGCCAACTCCACCACAACAGACACCACAAAAAAAACGTGTCTGCTTTATCTATTCTTACCGAGGTAGACCAATACCCTTACAGAAATAAACTCGCAGACACGTATATACGTAGTCCAACGAGCTTAGTATCTGTATTTCTTATTTTGGTCTTTTCGGTAAGTACTAAACTCAACTACAACAATTACAAAACAATATGCGCAACTCTTTGCGTGTGGCAAATATAAGAAATTATTCCTGAATTTAAATTAATAGAATAATGGATAAAGAACTACTAAACAAAATCCTGCCTTATTGCGGACATGGCCTGAAAGTGATATATGAAGATTATTTGTGTTGAATCGTTAAAAAATAATCCCTATGCAGAATGATTTTGATTTGTCGGAAAAATGCCGTATGTTTGTAGTGTCTATCATACTAAGAGGGCGGTAAGTCCGCCAAAACTGCGGGCATTTTTTATGCCTTAAATCGATATACGGTTTCATTACCCCCGTGTGGAGTGTTAATGCACCCACAGCCCTCTTAGGTGATAGACAGCGGGAAAGGATGGAACCGTTTTTTATTTCTATCCAAACATATCAAATTCTTAGGGATAATGTCTATCACGGAAAAGAATTTGCTAACATCGGTACAAGGTATTGATGAAGCACGTTATGCCCACGAAACGGCTCAAACTACTGTAACTATCTCTTCAATCAACGTCGAAGAACTATTGGAAATCTCTTCAACACTAAGAGGCGACGAAGCAATTATCGAGGTGTCCAACCTTGTCGAATTTAATCATGATGAACCGGATCTTGAATACGCTTTGAGGTGTGTTTGCCGGTTCTATGCGAAAGTGTCGTATCTCGTTGACAGAATGAAGCAGATATTAACCGAAGAAAAATAACCCACCATGGATGATTATGAAATTATAGAACAGTACGCTGATTACCGTATTGTTCAAAAGAAGTATAATGGGATACCATGTACTTTTCGTCATGATTATTTTGATAATTCTGTCAGAATAAAATTTGACGACAATTTTGCAAGGTGTAATGGATATAGGAATATCAAAGATATGTTCACTAAAAATCCCGACATGAAGCAATCAATTCTAGCTGCTAATTTGGGGATAATTCCCGATTGGATTCTCATAACACCCGATATGGGATTTGTAATATTGGATAAAACTAAATTGAATTAACAATGGGAAATAATATTCAGATATTTAAAAACGAACAGTTCGGTGAAATCCGTACAGTAGCAAACGAAAATAACGAGCCTTTATTTGTTGCAAATGATGTTGCAACAATGCTCGGATATGCAAATCCAAGAGATGCAATTGCTAACCATGTTGATGAAGAAGATAAAGCTACCGTCGCCATTCACGACGGCAGCCAAAACAGGAATATGGTTGTAATTACAGAATCTGGTTTTTATTCACTTGTTCTGTCTTCAAAAATAGAAAAAGCAAAAAAAGTCAAAAAATGGGTAACAAGTGAAGTGCTTCCATCTATTCGTAAAAATGGAGGTTATATAGTATCTTCTGAAGACGATACACCTGAAATTATTATGGCTCGTGCCATTTTAGTAGCACAAGAAACTATTAAGAAGAAAGACGAAAAGTTAAAACAACTCGAAGCTGAAAAAATTAAAATAATAGAAGAAACAAAACCGTGTGTAGTATTCACGGAAAGTGTAAAAGTAAGTAATACAAACATACTTGTACGTGATCTTGCAAAAATTATCACACAAAACGGGATTCCGATCGGGGCCCAACGATTATATGATTGGTTTGTTGAAAAGAAATATCTGATAAGACATAAACGCTGGAGTAAATCCAAAAACAAGTATGCTACTTACTATACCCCCACACAGGCATCATCTGAAAGAGACCTATTTTGGGTATCTGAAAGGCCTATATCTAATCCGGGAGAAACACCTTTTACAGTGTTTACTACTTATGTGACAGGGAAGGGGCAAATCTATTTTGTAAACAAATTTCTAAAACAAAAAGAATTGGTATAAACACAGAGGGGTGTAATGCCCCTCTCTAAAATTAATAAGTTCAAACAACCATGATCCCCAACAAAACCAGTAAAGACTACAAGCGGCTCAAGGAGCTGCTTGATAAAGGAGAAAAAATAACTGTATTTTTCTTGCATAAATCAGGGTATGGAACTGAGCAGAAAATACGCAAAACAGCAGAAAAGAAATATAACGAAATAGCATACTGTGACGGATATTTTATAGGCCCAATGACCATATACCCTTTCAGTCAAAAACCTTTTGAATACTACTGTGAAAAATACAATATTGAATTTATAGAGCCAAATTTATGAAAGACCAATCTTTATTTCATAGACATGAAAATTTATATAATTCTAATCCACGAGATCCCTTTTGTTCATGATATTATGGACAAAGTGGACCTTACAGAAAGAGGGAGTAAAGTGTATGTCAAATTCAGGACGATTAAAATGGAATCACATGATGAAAGTGAAGATAATTTCAAGAAAATAGTAGAACATATATGTTTTAAGCAGCATAAAGAACTTCAAAATCCGGATGGGATAGGTAAACCTGTATTTGTATATGCTGTCTCAAACAAATCTCATCGTATTGTTTATTTCAGGAAAGGCATAAATCAGATCTCAGACGGTGAAAAGATATATATGTTTGATGATGTGATTTCTCATTTCTTATCTGTTCAGACAGATAACATGAGAAGAGTTATGAATGTCGGGAATGAAATTAATGGAAAATTTTGTCCGATAAAATGCTATAAATACTAATACTTAAAGATGAGAAAAATGACTAGTATAAATCTATGTAGATGCCCTTATCGTGGATCTTGCCACTACGAAGCAGTGAATTTTATATCCGCATCTAGTTGTTACTATATTGATCGATGGAGGCTGTTTTGGTATGACTATAGTTTAAATATTTAAATAAAAAGCTATGACACAGGAAGAAAAAGATATCTTATTAAAAGATTTAAGTACAAGACTTCCATATGGAGTTAAGGTTCAACTTAGTACAAACGAGGTTGGTATACTGCATCAGGTAGCAAAAAGAACTTGTACTGTATTTATAAAAAACAGGATTACTCCTCCTGATTTTTTCGATGTACGTATAAATGATATTAAGCCGTATTTATTCCCATTGTCTTCTTTGACGGAAGAGCAGAAAGAGAAACTTGCAGATATGGAAATAGTATCTGAAGAATTTCTCGGTGTAAAGGCAGTTGGTTTATGGCAACAGATCGCAGTGGAGGAAGACATGTTGGTACACAAATAGAACCTCTATACTGTCATAAAGCTACAGTAGAAGAACTTATAGAACATTTTGGTGGTGATAATGTAGGGAGCAAATAAAATAATCCTTTAATAGAAACATTTTCGAATATGAGAAAAGCAAAAATAATAAAAGGAGACCTATGTCATATCCTGTGTGATGATGAAGTATATGTACATGAGTGAATTTATTGAGGAATTAAATGAATAACCTTATTTATCTGCCTAAATTTCATGCTGGGCAAAAGGCATATCTACATTATGGTGTTGGTTCATGTTTCCTTGTAAAAATACTAGATATATACAGATATAATGAAGAGTGGTACTATGATGTTGATGCATCATCTTATAGCCGAGGTATGAAATTAGGATACGTGAGTGAGAAATATCTTACGAAAAAAAGTTATCAAAAACCTGATTGTAGATACTCAACAAAAACGATTCAAAAACTAAATGAATAAATATGAAAGCACTTGAAATTTATAAACCTCCATTCCGGATATCAGAACCATACATATTCTCATCTAATGGTGTTATGGCATTTATGATCCTTACAAGAAACAATGAACTTATCAGGAATATTTGTGATACACTAAGCAATGAAGATACACATCTGAATTTGGGAAATATAACGTATGCAAACGATGTGTTCATACAAAAAGATAACGAAAACATATTATTATTGCGTGGATGGGGACATTTAACCGGAGGAGGAGCTTTGAACTTACCAGATAAAGAAGCTATCCAGATACAAAATGAATTTCGGGACTGGGTTATTAGCAAATTAAAGGGAAAGAAGTAGCGAGGTTAGTCCTCGCTATTACTTAGTTTGTTTCCTTCTAGGTGGTATTTTGGGAGACTTCATTCCGTCAATATGTTCAAATAGAGAGTTATCTACATGAGCCATCATAGGATCCAAGATAAAATCAATGCCTTCCCTTCTCGCTAATTTAGATGCTGGAACAAAATCAGCATCACCAGATATAAGTACAATTCTATCAACAAAATGCTTTAATGATAAAGAAGCAATATCTACCCCTATCTTCATATCTATACTTTTTTGCCTTAATTCGTAATAAACATCACTTTCTTGTAAGTCCTCTATTTTCAATGAACCAGATAATAATTCCTTTATTTTATTTGGTCTTATTTGCCAATTGCCAGAATCCTTAAGATATCCTAGTCTAAGTGCAACTTTTCTTTTTTGTTTTAAGGCTTCAAATATTTTATTCCTAAATATAGCTTCAGGACTTCTCTCAAAAACAATACATTTTTTAGAAATAGGATTATGAACTCTTTTTGAAAAAGGTACACAGTCGTAGAAAAATATACGATAAAGATAATTTTCTTTCCCAACATGTGAATGAGCTAATGTATAAATGTCATCAGCAACTTCCTCAGGAGTTTTGTTTTTTCCCTTATTATATAAATAATTATATCTTTTAATAAAAAATCCTCCGTCTATTAGAACAGCTATTTTGACTGGTGCACTAAAATTAGATTCTGGCTTATTGTTTGATTTCATATCATTATAAAAAACAAAGGCTCTTGGGTCGGCATGCTCATTATTAAACCAAAATTGGTAGAACATACGAAGCCAAGAGCATAATTATGCCACAAATATAGATTCTGGAAATATGATTTACAAACAAAAAATCCAGAAAATCATTTTATAATGGCATTTTTAACATATACGCATCAACATTGCATAAAGTTACAAAAAAGAGGGGACACAACTCCCCTCTCACACCTTCCGATATGTTCACGACTAAATATTTACGCGGCCTTACAGGCATCTTAAAGCAAACAGGGCTATTTCGCTGATATAGCTGCTTGCTGCGTTGTCGGCAATATTGATTAATATTTCAAAACTATCGGGCATAATATTTTATTTCATAGTTGCGAATGAACCCCTTGCACAATAAATAAACTACAACCGGGAACATCATTTCAGCAATATCTCCGTTTATATAACAAATTTCCTCTCCTTGTAAATTAAATCCACTACTTACCGCAATATGAACTGACAGATGGTGCAGTTCATGCGTGATCAGATTAAAGTACTTTGCCGGACTAATAGAAATTGCAAATATGACCACTGATTCCCGGTAAAAATAGTTACTGAATGCAAGACCATTATTTACATTTCCGCTTGTCAGGTTTTTATATGCATTTTTTAAATCCGATTCACTACAATTTAACCCATACAAGGCGTTCATAATTTCATCTACGTGATACCTTGTAACCGGATAAAAGGCGGTTATATTCCATTTTTTACCTTTTACGTAAATATGGAATCGTTGTCTGATCATAGAAAATCACTCCATTCTACTCCGCATCCATTGGCTACCATCGTAGCGTACCATCTTCGCATAATAGTTCCATCAGCTGCATCAGGGTCATCGATTGAATCTTTTACAAATAAAGCAAGCGATTTATCGTCTGGGAGACTAGATTTATAAAAATCTGCTCTAGCCATATTTGCAACGTACACATAATCATAAAGTGTATTATTTTCCAGTTTCACACCGTGCTTAGCGAGAAGTTCGTCAACCTGATCTTTGCTCATTGGTTCTATTGGTTCAAGCCTGCCAGTTGCGGGATTTTTTTTCTTCATTAAAGAAATTGCATAATCGCATGTCTTTTTATCAAAATGCCATCCCCTGAAACTAAGATACCGAGACATTGCTATCGGTCTGTAAAAATCGTATGTATCTAATGCTTGTTTACACATATTATTTAATATTTAAGGAGGGATGTTTCCACCCCTCCAGGTGAACCTGTTTACATAAACCGGGGATCAAATCCCTGTCCGCCGAAATTATTCCGGAACCATTGTCCGACATTTTCGCCGTAACCACCTTGGCCCATATTCTGGCCCATGCCTTGTCCAGAATTTTGACCATATCCCTGATTGCCGCTTCTTTGGCCCATTCCCTGCCCCATTTTATTGAGCAGTTTATGTCCTTTTTTCAGGAAATCCTGTAATTCTTCTGCGAATTCTCTTATTTCTTCATTCATAACATGATAATTTTAAAGTTAATTAATTGAGGAGTTCTTTCAACTCCCCTAGGTCTTCCGACGTGAACTTAATACAACCCAAGCTACCTATAAACATATCTAACAAGAAATTATGAGGCATATCTACGATGGCCTGGCCTTTTCCTACTGTAACTTTAACCATCCCTAATTGATACTCCCTAACGTCCATTTCTTCAAATAAAGAGACAAGATTATCAACCATAACATCGCTGTCTATTGTTCCGTCTTCTCCGGCAATAAACAAAAATCCGGTATCAAGCCATCTGTTGATAAGTGCATCCTTCCTGGCTAGTAAATTACTTAACCCATTTTTAAAGAAAGTGCGCGTATGTGCTTTATCCGGAAAAAGAGAATCTATTTTACTATTTCCCCAGGATTGTACTGCGGTTTTAATTTCACCTTTAAACTGGTTCAAATCCTCTTTTTTCATTTCTTGCCTCCTTTCTGTCGTTTCATTTTCTGATACTCAGAATAGGGAATATCAGAATACTTTTCCTTATATTCCTGGAAATCGTTGATCTCCTTGTCAACCTCAGTAGCAGCGGATTTTCTAAGCCTTTTTACAAGCGTCAGATGATTCTCTAGGGCATCCTTACCTTCTTTTGAGCCTTCTACCACCGGGCGCATCATTTGCATGTATTTAGCTTGAAGAATAGACATTATCATATTCTGACTTTCAATAAATTCTTCATTGTTTGTTACGATTTCAAATTCCTTGTCAGTCATTGCTGATACAATGCTTTCGATTTCGTCCCATATAGGAGTCTGGCTTTGTTGTGGTTGCTGGACCATCTGATTTTTTGCTCTTTGCATCGCTTGTTTTTTCTGCTCCAAAGCGGCCTGCATCCGCTCTATCTCCTGATATCGTTCTTCCATGTTATAGGAAGATTGGTTTAAAAGGGGATCGCTGCTTCCGTTAAAGAAAAAGTTATTTCCTGGCATGGCTATTTAGTTTTTTGTTTTCTACGTTTATAAGCTCTCTTTTGGGTGAGCATTTTAGGCTGCCGGAGTTGATCCTCCACTTGTCTGGTTGCGAAAGCAGCAATAACTTCCGATACCCGTAATAGTAGGTTCGGTAGGTACTACTACTACACCTTCAACCATTTTGCAGGTCTTGCGGTCTACATAGTTAATTCCGGCGGTGAATGCTTTTTCAATTTCACACTGAATCAGTTTATCCTGATAGGGACGGACGGCATTGCTAATCGCTACTTGTGCTTTCAGATCACACAGTTCCTTCCGGGTTTCATCGTCTTTATCACGGGTATACTTGTACAGGCCGAACAATTCAGAATTCAGACGGTTATTAACCGCGTCGATATTGTCCCGGTTGTTTTTATACAACCCAAAATCGGCGTCTACCATCGTCTTGTACAAGCTGAATTTTTCAGCAATGTCTGTTTCACGGTTTGCTGCAATAGCCTGCATAGAGCCCAGTTTTAATCCCCACATTGCATTTGTCAATTCCAAAGCATCTTCACATCCTTTTTCCCATGCTTGGAAAGAAGTAGGGGCAACACAACCATTCCCGGCCCCAGTGCCGTATGCGTTAATGTTTACATTTGCAGGAGTACTAGCACCTCCGGAGAAACCAGCTCCACCGCCTAGGATTGAACCAATACCATTGCCACGTCCCCAAAGAGCGGCAGCGCCGAGGACAGTACCGATAATACCCAAGGTAAGGCCGGCATTCGCCCGCTCTCTCGTAGAGCGACGATTTTCACCGCCTTCCTCATACACTTTCTTTTCGATAATTTCCATATAATTAAAGAATTTTGATTATTCCGGCACTATTGCCGGATATCCCAAAATTCGACATAAATAGATGTTTTGTAAAAAGTTACATTCCTATATAATAGAAGTTTGAGGACTTTAAACAGAATAAATTTCCAATAAAAAAGAAAGTTTGATATGAATCAGTCCGCACAATAATAAATCTTTGCCCACGGACTAAACAAAAAAAACTCCTTCCGGAGAATCAGAAGGAGTGTATTGAGTAGTTGCGCTTATTCTTTTTCCATTTCTATTTCAACATAATTTCTATCATATTTGCAAGCATTCCCTGTGCCCAAATCTATAGCCCAAGCAATTATATTTAAAAGATTAATACAAGAAACACCGTTAAATCTTGTGTTTAGAAAGAACGGTTCATTTTTATATCCTTCTTTTTTAGCCATCATATTCACTGATGATAGCTCTTTACCGATCTTTGTTGTAAATGTCCCATCATTTTTAGTTTCCCCTAATTTTACTCCATCTTTATAAATACCTACTTCTGGCATTTTTGCGTCAAAAGTTATGGCTTGTCGGGATCCGGTAAATAAGGTCGCACAGCTTGAAAACAACAAACAAGCACAACAAATGGATATAATCTTTTTCATACTAAATAAATTTTGATTGTTAATTGCCGCAAATATAATCAAAAAATACCCCACCCTATTTGTTAAAACATATAAAATAATTGGGATTACATTTAATTTAGATTCATTCTGATTTAAATCAAGGAAAATATTATTTATGTGAAAGGTTTTCAATGCTTGAACGTATAGCATCTACTTGTTTTTTATGCCTTCTCCTTGCAATAATATGTATATATATGTCCCGGTCTGCGTATGCCGTTATGGTAGTATCTACAATATCTTTCAATGATTTTGCTTTTACATATCTTATGAACATTGCAGAAAAAAGGTCACTTCTGAATTTTTGAGGTGTTATTTCCATGTCCCTGCGCTTTACATCATGTACATCATCGCAATAAAAATATAGCATTGCATTCTCATTGTCAAGAAGCACCCCGGCAATGAACGTGGATATTTTTGACAATATGCCAGAATTTGTATATTGTTCGCCGGATATTCGCTCAAGAGTAATGTCCAATATTTTAATATTGCCCAACTCTTTCATTATCTCATCAGGCAAATTTTGACAATCTTCTATACGGATAAGATATTCATTCCCGAAATTGTCACTTATTGGATAAGTTATTATCATTTCGAAGTAGAAGCAGGGAAATAGATATCTTTTTTGCTACGCAATTCTTCAATTTTAGACATTTTATGATCACGTAGTTTGTTGAAAAAATCAACAAGGGCTGTCGATGTATTTTTTACAACGAATGTTTGCGAATATGATTTTTTCTCTTTCATTTGGATATCTGTTTGATGATACAAATGTATAAATTCTAATCCACATAAATAGTCAACACATCTACATTTTTGCAAATAATTCTCAATTTAGAATCATTCCAAAACATCATTCTGTTTTTTCCCTATGATTTAATATGTCAGCAATCGTTTTGTGACACAGCCCGGTCTGTTCCTTTATTTTATCGTATATGAAAGAGCGTGGAAGCAAATGGAAAAAATCTGAATATTTTTCTGAGTTTTTTAATTCTTCATATATGCTGATAACTTGTTTGTTACGCACCATCGTACTCGGCCTTTGTAATTTTTTCATAAATTTTTTCTCAAAAAAGTGCAACCAATAAAAATCCTGTCCGTAAAACTCCCCGAAAGAAGTCTTACAGACAGGATGTAGTGGTGGTACGCTATATTTTTGAAGTGGGGCTTCTTTTTATATTTTGCCCCGGATAAACCGGATAATCTTTAATACTGACGGTATACTGAATGCTGCTAGTAAAATGATAAGCCACCACATTATACCGGGTACTTTGTTTTTTACAACTTCAACCGGATAGGGGACCGCGATGCTATCTGTTTGGCTTATATTTACCGTATCATGCATAAGCCTATCACGATACACAATATGATATTTGTCTCTGAAAACTGTATCGCCTTTAACAAGAACAAATACACTGTCGCGTACATAGATACTATCCCGCTTTATCTTGTCAATGTATTCTTTCTCTGTCTTTACTGTCTCTACCGGCACGTACTGAATACTCCGGCAGGAGAATATAGAAAGGGCTATCAGTATAATTATTATCCTCATTTTTCTGTTTTTTCTTCTATGTCAATAATATCAGACTTCCGCCTGAAAAATTTAAAAATATCGACCTTTACATGCCGACCGTGAGCTTCAAAGTAATTCCCATAACAGGAATTTATCTCAAACCCGTATATGACCAACAGGACAATAGAAGGAAGCAGCGGAATGTCAAAAGGTTCTCCAAATGTCTTCCCTATAGCTCCGGCAAGAAGAATCCAGCATAAGTAATCTACCATTTTGTTGATAGTCCTTCTCCCAGCCCGTGAAAACCGGATTCTTTCACCCCTTTTCTTGGATGCCGCTATCCCAAACCTCAGGTCTACGATAATTAATATCAGTGCAAGCAACATGAACCATTTTAAAGGTTCGATAAAATCCATAAAACCACTCATGAATACTGATACCATTGCCGAAATTGTGTTTCTTTCACTCATAATCTTAATTTAAATGTGGTACTTCTATCCCCTCCCGAAACATTGTTATAAACAATATTTTTTATAGTTCTCGACAAACTCCTTTACGGTCCCTCTGCCTAATGGCGTATTGTAATATTGTTTCCAGTATTCACCCATCGCCCAAACATCCTTATTCGAAGGTAATGCCTCCTTTACACGCAAATAATGTATGCGGGTCATACAGATCATCAGCTTTTTGTTATCTACAAGCATTTCAGGTTCCAAAGTTACAACACTGGATGCTTTCATTACTTTCCCCATTAGTTCCGGTTTATGCCGGAGAAAATTAACCACAATATCATTGAAGGTTGCCGGCTCCATCTGCCCATATCCTAAAGCCGGACCACCGCCAATTTGCCGGGTGTACTTAAAATTGCTTTCCTGAGCAAACGTCCCCATGATAAGATCTCTTGCATTGTCAGAGTACAAGCCTGTTTCTTTCAGCGTTTCGGTTATTAACCTTCTCCATTCCTCTTTGTTCATATTGTTTTATATTTCTAAATTATTCTTTTGTATTCTCAAAAAAAACTTTGTAAATTTGCAACATAAGATTGACTTGGGGTTGCTTGGGAAATATTTATAGAGGTCGCGAGGGCGGCCTCTTTTTTATTTGTTTTTGATTGCAGAGATAATAGCGTTTTTAATAAAAACATGCCAGGTTGAATCCATTATTGAGGCTTTGAATAATTCTGTCTCATTTTCATTCATATCCACAGCTTCCCCGTTGAATATCTTTTTGGCAATTTCATGCATTTCAATTGTGTTTGTGCACACATACACGGCATTTCCGACAAGTTGATGAATGCCTTTATTTTGATTCTCTTCCAGCAATTGGATATAATTATTACCTAACAAATCAATTGCTGATACATCTTTTACGTCAAAACTATATTTCATTTTGTTAGTAGTTAGTGAATGTTTCAGTAATCTTTCTATAAAATTCCGTAATTAATGGAACAATCCCCTGAATAATACCCAAGTCAACATTTGATCCGTTAATCGAATTGAAATCCTCGGACTTAGGATTGTATTTAAGGGTTGCATTCATGAATTTCTTCCCGTCGTCCAAGTATCCGTTTGCTACTACGGAGATAACTTCCGGTGCTTGCTCTTTTTGATACTCTGCACTCAGCGATACATTTATATTCTGTACCGTTGCCGTTGCTTTTGCTGAAATAAAATAGTTAATTTCCATGTTTTTTATAATTTATCTGTAACTTAATTGTCCGGTTGATCTATTTATACATAGGTAATAATTCGAAGCCCCTGAAATATTTGGTATGTTATTAAGATTTAAATATATTTGACCTCTAAAGATAGATGTATTATTAACTGTCATTTTACCACCGAATAATACATCTCCAGAAACTACCTCTATCGCAAGAGGTGGATCAAATGGAGTACCGTAATATCTGTTCTCAGCTTGTATTCTTAAGGCAGTAACTTTTGAAGATGATCCAGAATTATACGATGTTTCCTTGGCAATTATTTCCAATCCAGTTATATGACTTATAAAATCTCCTACTGCTGTTATTATTCCGGCTTGCATTCCACCTGTTGAAGGTTTAAGTACGCCGGATCCTGATGCATATACAGAAAAACCATTTTTAGCATAACAAGAGCCTATTTTTGAACTCGCATTGAAATCAGATGATCTCAATCCATTATTGCTTAATTTCAGTCCGGCAATTTCTCCTTCTGTCGCTGTAATTTTTCCTGTAAACTCTCCGTTAACTGCAATAAGTTTTCCATCTGTTGTAATCTGAACATTCCCGTTTGCACTAATAGCTCCATTAAGATTAATATTTTTGGCTTTGATGGTTGTGTTTGTTGCATCCTGATTAATATAGGAAATCAGCTCATTCCCGTTCTCCAGCTTCTTACTTGCATAAAGTGTATTTCCTTGCGAAGTAGTAATATATCCAGCCTTCTCAACCGTCTGTAATCTCGTGTTAAGACTGCTTACCGTACCGGATATGGAGTTATAGGACGTTTGCAGATTTCCTATAGATTGATTCAGGTCCTGATTATTCTTGTCATAATCCGTTTTGGTTACCCTTAGATTAATACTATCCTTTAATTGTGTTATCTGAGAATCAAATTCCGTCTTTGTTGCATTTGTAATGGTAGGTGCTGTTACGGAAGTTCTTACGTCGATTGTTTGATTTGATACTGTAAAAGCAGAAGTCTTTAGGCTCGGCTCTGATGTCAAATTAGTCGCGGCAAAATAATATTTGCCACCTCCACGTACATAGATATACTCATTTGAACTATGAGTCATTTGATTGATATCACCGGCAGGAATGACGTTACTATATCTATAATGGTAATCCTCAATAATTCTATTAATGGAAGAAGTACCCCACTCGTCTGCACTAGATTCCCAAATACATCTCACGGTAAAACCCAACTCATGAGTGGACCAACTCGGCTTTGTACCTGAATTAAGTGCTACGTTAAGTTCAATCCTTGCTCTTCTCCCCCGTTTTATTTGCATCACAACCGGATAGTATTTCGACTCATCCAGTTTGGATGCATCGATCCATCCTCTCCACATGGAATCTGTCACGGAATTTGTGTAATTTTTTGCTTCGTCCTTCGCAGCATTGGCCTTGGATGTTGCATCAGCAGCGGCTGTATTGATCGCCTCTTGCTTGGCCGTTTCTACTCTAGTGGAAACTTCACTGACCTTCAGGCTGATTTCTCCGTTTTCGGCTCTAATTTCGGTCAGGGTTTCCGTTATCGTTTTTATTTCTGCTTGCTGCTCGGAGAAAGAAGGAGTCCAAACAGGGGCGGGCAGGAAACCTTCGACTAGCATCACTTCGGTGAATTTTACAGAGTTACCAGAAGTTGAACCATAAACACCAGCATAACACAATAAAGAGGCATCCTGTTCTTCGAAATCATTTTTAGTTATCAGAATTCCGCCATTTTTATCAAAATTTTTGATACTTAAAGATAAAGGTTCCAACGAAGCTTCGTTGAAAAGCCGGAAAGAATATGTCGTCGGATTCCCATTTAAATTTTCTATATTTTTAGCCTGTACATAATATATCGTGTTGGGTTTTATCCGTGCAGGTAATGCTTTATAAGCTGAATTATCTCCTGTTGCTGCCGTGACAGTAAACTCCTTCGTACCATCCGCCAGATTCACATTATTTGCTCCGACCTGGTCTTCTTCTGCAACGGGGAAGCCTTGCAAGGGTTTATTGCCTTCGATTAGGGAGATATTGTAGATTAGTGTATTGGCTTTACTGCTTCCGTATGACGCAGATATTTTCTGCACTGTTTTCCCGGCTTTCGTAATTAATCTGGCGATTGTTTTTGTGATTATTGTTCCTGTTAATCCATGCCATTCTGCCGTTCCATCAGTGTAAAATATCCTGAAAGCAAGTCCATCGTAATTTTGTACTGCTGCAAGTTTCCATTCAACAGATAATACATACTGTGTATCGGGTTTGAATTGCAAATCAAATACCGGATTAGCAATTTCATTGCTGCCCGCCCAATTTTTATGCAGTAGTACTTCATTTATCCTGAGATACACCCCGTCTGCATCCTGCCCCCAGACCGCAATATTCTTGTTCTTCTCATTCCACTTCAACATCATTTTTTTGGATATAAGGTTCTGGGAACCGATCTGTAACGCATCCAATCTCGTCTGCGCCTCGTTTATTGCGTTCTGCTCCGCCTCTGTTACAATACCGTCTGCGTAAGCATTAGCCCTTGTTTCTGCCAAGTCTGCCTTAGCCTGCGCTATATCTGTGGCTATCTGCTTCTGATCGTTTATGGAGGGAGTCCACAATAGCGAAGTTTTATTGCCTAATACTAGTTTTACCCACTCTATTTCAGATTCTTCATTAATTTCATTGTTAGGAATTGGATATATCCGAATAAATGTATTATCAACAGCAGGCGTCCCTAACGTCCATTTAAAAGTTTTCAAAGCAATATAATCTGTATCGGGACCACCAGGATAAAAACTAGCCAATACAACATTCCCTCCAGAATTGTAAACACCCCAGCTTGTTTTATTCGCCCCTAATTTGCCTTTAATAACAATTGTACATTCTTCTCCTTGTTTGGGTTTATAGTCTCCTAAGTAAATTGTCGCTATTGGATAGCCAGTATTCTTCCATCCCTTGTTACTATTGTCAAGGAGATTGGTTTCTCCTACCTGCAGGTTGTCCAGGCTACTCTGCACGTCTCCGATGGACTCTTCCACCGTTTTGCCGGACAATAAACGGAAGATACCTTTTAAATAAACATTTTTACCATAAAATCCGCTACCTTGAAGTTGTCCGAAATCAGGATCATTAATACCTCTCAAATTACCCTCACGAACATCTTCTTTCCCTTCAAGAGAATAGCTGTTTACGTTAGAATAATATGCAGTATAGGGAGCATCTGAACCATAAGAAGTAGTAAGGACTGCATTCTGACGGTTTTTGTCAGTTCTGTTACCAAACTGAATAATTTCATCTTCCACCTGTGGAATCCCACTGCCGGCTTCACAATCTGTTTTACTCAGAACAAAATAATTATCACCAACTTCCGTTACAAGACGCCAGTATCTTCCTATATTCTTTCCGGTAAATACCTGATGTAACGCCTGATCTCCTACTATAAAAGGATTCGGTATCGTCCCATCATCATTGTTAAATAAGCATTTGTAACCATCTTCCAATTCCTCTACCTCTGATATTCTTACTCCACCTCCCGGGGTCGTGAGCATGCTGCCATTTACCGAAGTAACCTTCTGTACAATTATTTCAAAAACATGCATTGTCTTACGGACAATAAGCTCACTTATCTCTAAAACTCCATTCCAAAGCCTGTGGCCGACACCTAATAAGCCGGAAGTAAAGTTTTCGGATACTACTTCTTCAGCAGTGACTTTCCCCGTCTTTATACTCTCTTTGGCTACTACAGAGTTAAATTTAACATCGTCAGTAGTACGGACAGGTTGATCAATATATTCCTTGAACTTATTATTTGTAACAAAATCTTTCGAAATAAACTGAATCAAAGACTGCAATGTTGTCTTATTTGTTGATCCTGATAGATTGTCATCAATTTCTATGGTATAATTCATTGATAATTCGCCTATTAATTCCAATTCGCGAATCATCTTTGCAGTATCAATCCCAGTACCTTCTAAATAAACTCGTAAATCGTTCTCAGAAGATTTGCGTATTATCTTTTTTTTTTCGTCTACCGCCCTCAAATATTCAATAATACCATCTCCAGTGTCTTCATTATCTTCTCCATCTTCAAGTACTATTTTATAAATATAAAGAGGATAATATTTACCGATTTCAGTTAATTCAACAGCTCCGCCGTCACTTCTCACCATCGGAGTCCCTTCAACATGTACTGAGCTTAGGGAAAAAATCAAGTTGATTTTCCTTGCTACCCAGTTAGGAACTCCCATTCCGCCACCAAGTGTCAAAGTTTTCTTTTCAAATGCTGTAGAAGAAAGAATTTTAGATACATATCGTTGGTCTCTAAATTCTTCTGTATTATTTTCAAAGGATATTTCCTGAGGCAAAAAAGCCCCTTCTACCCTGAATAAAAATCGGTCTATACCGTCAAAAATTGTTTCGTAAACATTTTTTCGGTTAGTATATTCAAGAAGAATCGTATCGGGCAGTTCAGTACAAACACAAAAATTTGCATCTTTAATTTTCTCCCCATCCTGATCGGAAGCAAAGTATAAATTAAACTCTGTATCTGAGGATATTGAAGAATTATTAATTGTTAATTGATAACATTTCTCCGATTCATTTTCAAGTAAAAGTACCGGAGAAAGTTGTTTGACTTCTCCAGTGCATATATTTTTAAGATAAGGGTTTAGTGTAAAATCTTTGACAACATACTGAACTTGAATATTATCAGTAGGAAGAAATTTTGGTATGTAATCTACATTTTGCTGAAAAGACAATTTCCAGTCTTTTCTAAAATTCAGAGAACTAAATTCAGATATAAAAATAGCAGACATATTATTGTTGTATTTTCAACAAAAATATAAAAAACAATACAAACAATAAAATATTACACATAAAATGTTTTATTTACAACAATTACACCGCCCTATCTTTAAATCCCCATAATTCCCAAGTGGTTTCTGTATCGGAAGCATAATTCTTCCTGATTTCCTTAATAAAGCCAGTGTAAATTTCATCCTTCCAATTTATTTTAACCAACCCATTCCTGACAGCATGATCAGGTAAATCTTTATTGCTTCCTGCCGCAAAGTTATATATAATTGGTTCAAATAATTTTTTAGAAATTATCTGATCGGCATATGGATCAACAGATTGCCCGTTATCTATTATAATTGCCGTCCGGCTCATATCTGTAGCTTTAAATTTTACCTTATCAGCATTTATCCCTATCAGGCTTTGGTTTCTTTTTATTAAATAATACGGGTTAAACGGGGCATTAAACAGTTTCAGACTAGAGAAATCCTTATCTTCAATATAGATATCTTTGTATTCAGAGTAATCTTCGCTATTTTCTTTTAAGGCAACAAAAAAAACATCGTTGTCAGAATCTGTGTCTGTCGTCTGTTTATCGCTTTCCTGACACAATATTTCAATACCGATCGAATCGGCCCGATAAGGACTTATTAGACTCAATTTATTATCTGTACGTGTTATATATCCGGTTGTGTAAGAAAACATTCCATTGGGTTCACATCGGCCATTCATGGTATCATAATCCTGCTTATCATATCCTATTTCAATAGAAGTATAAGCATAGGTATTATCTGCCTTAATAATCAAGTCTGCAATTTCATCTTTTCGCATAGACATCGCAGCAAATGAACTTTTAAAATACTCATCCCTAAAATTAAAAATCAACTTTGTCCCGTCAATATCATATTCATACCCTAATACTTTCATCCAGTCAAAAAAATCATTTGGTGATCCGTATAATTTAGCTCCGGGAATTTGTCTTATACTTTCTGCTGCAATAAGCATTGTTTTGTAATTACTCTCACTCCAATTTATTTGTACAGAAAAAAGACCGTTAACTCCAGACATTTCATTTAAATAATGTTGCATAAGGATCGTTGGGTCAATTAAATCTATATATAATACTTTTACACTCTTTTCTATATACGAAAGAATAAAAGTAAGTTTATCATCTTTCTCAACAAATGTAATATCTCCTGTACTTATCATCAGGATATGGTCTTTGTTATAATTCTTATCTACGTCTAGCCGAAGTGTTAAACTCTCGTTTTCTTTTAAAGTTATATAAGTATCAAGCACCATTTCTGCTTTAAACATACCTATTATATACTTATTTTCTTCTTTTGTTCCTGCTTCTGGAGTCAAAACCCATTCTTTTATAATTTCTTGGTTTTTATTGTCATTTGTATTTTTTATCAGATGAACATAAAGTAATTTATTATAATCGAATGTCCCCGGCAAACTATATGCTAACTTCCCATCATACTCAAACTTATAACTCATTTCAACATGAATACTGACTTCTTTTTTTCCTGCATTAAGGACAAAATAATCATCACTACTACTACCGCCAAAAGATTGAGATTTAAAATCAATTTCTTCCCCAGGAATTAGTTCAGAACTTGATAAACTTAATGGAAGGATTATACTGGATGTTGAAGATATTGTTTCTATCGGAGATGTCGGTAATTCATAAACACCGTTATTAATAAAATTCATTCTTTCATACTTCCACTTTTTAGTATCAGAGATTTCTGATACTGGTACTTCATATTTTGTTTTCCCCTCTGAATTAATTATTTCAAGTAAATCAAATTTTGCTGCTTCCACTGTAACCCGATCTGCATATTCCTGGTATGTACTAAAATCAAGATTTATATCTTTTATTAGTTTGTAATCATTGTCAAAATTACCTCTCCGATAAATTTTTAACAAAGCTTTCCCATAAAGTCCCTTACGGAAGAAAATGTCTTTTACAAAATCTTTTGCAGATAAAACAAAACTTATTTCAAACGAAACCTCTGATATAACACCGGATACACCATCACGCGACAATACATTCTCTAAAGAATCTAGATTTTCAATATTTTGAGTTACATCAATAAAATCTCCCTCAAAAACTCTCAGGTAGTAGTTCTTTTCGTAATCTGAAGCACAAGATAAATATACATACCTGCAATCTTCAGGTATATTGAATGCTACGTTAGTTATAGGTCCATCCCCCGTATTTTTAATATGGTCCAAAACATTTAAATTGGAATCAAGCATTACAATCTCAGCGCTATCCCTTAAATATCCATTGTATTCAACTTGCTTATATAGCCCTAACGTCCCATCTTTTTTTCTGTTATCTAATATATATAGTCTTGACAAACTATATTCATGGGTTTCAAATTCTCCATTTTCATTTACTCTACACCACATATTGCCGGCAAATTCCCCTCTTTCATATGCTCCCCCTTCTATAACAACACATTTTATATAATCTCTTACTATTTTCATCTTGTAATACGATTTACTTTATTTAATTCTCTTGCATACAACTCATTTTTAATGTTCTGACGGAACATTTTCAATAATGTATCAGTTTTTTGGTTACCCTCCTTTAATAAAGCTGAAAGTTCTTCAAAAGAAATAGCCCGATCACTCATATGGATATCAGGAGCTTTCAATGTATTCATTTCCGCATTAAAATCCGGCAATACGACAGAATGAGGCGGTAAATCGACCAGTGTATCCGTTGATGGGGTGCGGAAAACTTTTCCTCCTGCTATAATCATTTCAGATTTACCACCATCTCCAACAATAGCCAGACCTCCCGGATGATCTTCTGTACCTTGTGCATATTCAGGGATAGGAGTTGCTAGAACTGTTGCAACTTGTACTCCAGCCATTGCAGTTATCCAAGGTATTTGACTTAAAGCTGCTGCTGCTAATGCAGCCCCAACAAAAGGAATCGCAGCAGCTGCTGCAGCTTCTGCTTGAATTTTAAAAATCGCAGAAGCAAGCTCTCGCATAATATCTGCCACAGCAATAGCTTTTTCAAATACAGCTTGTTTTTTCCTTATTTCAGCACGTTTATTCTCTAATTCATTTTCTCTGGCTGCAGCCTGATCATCCACAACTGCTTTTCTGGCATCCGCTTGCTCCTTCGAAATTGCACCGGCTTCTTCCAAACGGTCAATACGTTCTTTCTCATGCTCAGACCATTCATCATTTGCCTCAGACTCTTCTTCAAGGGCATTAAGTTGGTTTTGGAAACGTTGTTCGATAAGCTGTTGACCGAAATTAAATACATCCTGCAAAAGCTCTTTTTTCTTTTCTGCCAATGCCTCAGCTGCAGCAATCTCTTGTTCATTTACCCATTTTTCATATTCTAGGCGATTGTCAGCCAAACGTCTTTCAATATCATTCTTTTCTTCTTCTTTCAGACCAAAAGTATTTAATTGTTGCTCCAACATTTTTTGTTCTTCATCAAAACGTATTAAAGCATATTTATCCGAAATAGCCTTTTTTTTAGACTGATATACTTCCTCGGACATTAAACCTTTTTTATAATCTTTGGCCAGATAATCGTATTCTGTTGATTCTTTCCCGGATATATCCCTACTTCGCGCATCTGCTTCTTCCTGAATAGACTTAAGCATTTTTTTTACTCTATCTTCCTCTATTTGTAATTGGGTTTTAGCACTCTGTTCTGTAATCTTTTCTATTTCCAATGCTTCTTTTTGTCTTATTAAAAGGATCTGATTTGAAACCTTCTGAGCAACTTCAAGCCGGTCTTTTTCGTTATCCGGATCTTTACCTAATCCGATAGTTGTCTCTCTTATTAATTTCTCAATTTGAGCATCGGCATTGGTTTTTACAGATGCTTTTAAAGCTTCACTATATTTATTCAGCGCCTCGATGCGTTCCTCATAAGAAAATCTTTCATCCTGAACGATTCTTTTATTAGCTTCGCTACCTTCTTTCTCTTTCAGAGAAAGCATTTGGTTATAAGCATTTCTTTCCCTCTCCTGAAGTTTTATAATATAATCATGAATTTTTCTTTCCTCTTTTTCTCTCGACTTTGCTTGTTTGTCAGTTTCTATACCAAGCTCTTTAAGGCGTTTTATTTCATCATCTATTTGCTTTAAACGTCGATTTTTCAATTTGAGTTCCTCTTCTGTACTTTCGGGCAACAATTCTGCTTCTTTCCTTAAATCCTGCTGTTTTTTAAGTAATGAATCTAATTCTTTAATTGTATCAGTTCCATAAACTTTTCTAAAAGTTTTTTCCATTGCTAACAAAGACTTATGACTATCCTCTAATCTATTATTAAGACCTATAAGTTCTTCCTTTGTCTTCGATAAATCATTTTTCAGAATTTCCATACCACCTCCGTAAGAATAACTCTGAAATTCTATACGATTAAATTCTTTATAGATTTCTTCGGCAGATTTACGTAATGCTTCATCATCGGATGTGATACCGATTTTAAAAGTCATAAATTTTTCAATACCCTTTTCTTTACCATATTTTTTCTCAAATTTTTCAAGTACACCATCTAACGCAGATTCCATCCCTTTATTATACTCTTCTATCATTTTGGAATTAGCTTCTTGTAAACCTTTTTGAATAGAGTTCTGAATTATCGACTGAGTTAATATCTTATATGCAGCATCCAAATCTTCTAGATTACGTATCTCATCTTTTTGCCCTTTCAGATAATCACCATATTTATCAATTATTTTCATCCGGGCTTTGTTATAATCTTCTGTCCCCTTTGTCGTATTTTTTAATTTGTCAATCATTACATCCAACTCAATTGTATCTTTAGCTATATTTTCACCAAATATCCTTTGTACTTCACTTACCTCGATTAATGCCTGCTTAGCTCCAAACAATGATTTAAAGAAATTACTAATTTCTTTCCCGTATGCAGTAATTACAGTTATTCCAACGACTAAAGCTGTTTGCCAGGAGAATACGGAAGATATAAGCTGTTTCCAAACTGGTATCCCTTTCTTTCCTTCTGCTCTTAATGCTGCATTTGCATTCTTAGCTTTTATTATTTCATCGGATAAGATCGGTATGTTGTTTGAAATAGCCAGAAAAAATTGACTAAGACTCATTGTCAATGATGGAAGTTCTCTGGCAACTTGTTGGACGCTATATTGTAAAGTATTAAAACCTCCTGCATAATTACCAACATTACGTTGATGGTTACCAATAGATGCATCGAATTCTTTAATTTTCAAATCTGTTTTTTGTATTGACTTTAACAGTTCTTGGCCAAATGGTGAATTCCTTTCTTCTTCTGTCAAATTCCGGTATGCAATTCTTGCTTTACTTAAAGACTGAGCCATCTCATTCATTGATCCAGAAGCAGCCTGATTCAGTTTAATATCGTTTTGAATCACCTGATTTAAACCTGATATTATTTGTTTATGCTCTTTCTCGGAATTTATCAACTCTCGTTTTCTGGCTACTTGCTCTTCTGTTAATTCTTTCCCTTCATTTTCTATTCTATTCAGCTTTGATAATTCTGCTTTCACTGATGATAATGCAGCTTGTTCTTTTATCAAGGAAGATATATTCTGACTACGTAGTCCTATGATTTTATTTGCTGCAGAGGCCATTTCTTTATAAGCAATCCCTTCCTGTTTAATGCCATCTGCACTTTTAGTTGACTCTTCAAATTCTTTTTGTTTAGCTATTACGGACTTTTGAATTTCATCATTATATTTTTTACGTTCTTCTATTGCGGATCGTAACATTTCTATATCTTTAGTTTGTTGACTCTGATAAGAACTTAGTTTGTCCTGAAGAATTTTAATTTGTTTAATTGTATCCCGATGTTTTTCTAATTCGGCAATAGCTTTGGCTTCGACCTGATTCTGTTTATTGATTAAATCGGTAAGTGTTTTGTAATTTGTAGCTGATTTCTGTAATTCATTATTAATATCAACAACCGGTTTTAAAATTTCCAGTAGATTAGATTTTGTTTTGTCTAACTGGACATCCAATGCCATCAATTCATTTAGTACCTCCTGTGGTACCAATTCCATATTTTTAGTACTTCTTGCCATTGATCATTGATTTTGACTGTTCTACATATTCCGACATCTGCTTAATATATACAGCATATTCTGCAAGCGTAATGTCCATTGAAATTCTGAATCCGGCCCACCGGCTTATTATCGCAAGCTGATCATAAAAATCTTTAGGGGTTATTGCTTTACTTTTATTACTTTTTTGGATACTATCAAATTCCTTTTGTGCCTTTTTCAGCCGGATTGATCTGTCTTTTATGCGGGAATCAATTTTTCTGATTAAACGATCCATATCTTCATTATTCTCAGGAATGGAACACCTCATTCCCAGTTTAGAAAGATTTCCAACTGCAGCATCCGGAGTAATAGGAAGTATTTGCAGACATAATGTCAGTCCGACAATCTGAGATCTGTATGAATAAATATCTTTAAGCAGAACATTATATCTCGTTGATATACTACTCCCTGATAATTCCGCATAGCCGGAAATTATTTTATTATTCGCATCTTCTAATACTGTTTTTGGTGGATTCCCAGAAATTATAAGAGCATCCAGATTATTATTACATACAATTTCTATATAGACCTTCAATGGACAATCATAGCAACTACTGTAAATAGAATATAATTCCTCTGACTTTGCCGGGTTTCCCCGCTTTTTGCCAACACGATTTCCGGTCATAGAATGTTTTGTTCCCTTCTTCATATACGACATAATCTTTTTTTTCAATTTCACTTTCAATACGGGCCTGATTCATTATTTTGTCAGCCTCTGTAGTCTTTTTCTTTAAACAATCGCAACTCATTGTAATAGTTTTAATAGAGCAGGATGGATAAAATTTTTATAGAAATATTCTTTTGATTCAGGAGATATCCCAAATACAAGATTGTTATATTTATTCTCTATATCGTTTGAATCTCGATATGATGAGCCAATAATAAAACTTTCTCCTTCCGGTAAAATAAACATATTGTCCTGAAACGGACCGGTCACAATAAGATTGGGGGTATCCTTGTCTTTGTACGGATATAGTGTCGGATTTTCAATACGCGCTTTATGCTCCTGTTCGAGTTTGTATTTCATCCGGGCATATGCTTCTGCCTGTAAATTGCTTTTAAAATACGGATCGTTAAGGTATGAAGGTGTTAATACTTCACCTTCTGCATTACGTCCCAACAACATCTGATCTCTATTAAGGGAAAGTAATATATCCTTATCCCTTGCTACAATTCCATTAATTACTGCAGGAATATTTTTTATATTTTCCTGAATTTTCGTATATTTTCTTATTAATTCCCTTATCCCCATAATATAAAGGGGTGGAACTACCCACCCCCTCCAGATAAAATAACAAAATAAAACTATTCGGACTCTTTGGTATCAGATTCCTTAATACTGTCAAATACTTCTGAAAATTTCTCCGTAAGTACGTCCCGGTCAATTCCTGTCCACTCAAAAGCCTTCACACGTTGGCTGACCCATGATGTTTTACGTGACTTTCGTATATCACTTTCATTTACGTCTATCACGTATTTCCCCATTATAACTTTCATGACAGATCGGTTAGTTCATTGATACCTTCAATCCCGGGAATATCTGCATTTAATACAGACGCCGGCGCGATCCTGTATGCTGCAGCGGGTTCAAATGTCAAAGTACCGGTAGATTGATTATATGTAACTGTCGTAGGGGATCCTCCTGAAGCATTTAAAAACATCGTTGCCTTCCACTTCTCCCCATATTCCGAAGTAATGTCTTCTGCTCCGCATGCTGTAATTACAGTTGCCGAGCCACTCGCTGTCCCTTTTTTTAAAGTAACACCTAAAAGTCCGTCAGGGACATTCACAAGACCAACATTTATTGCAGCCATGTTTTTTTCTTCATCTTCGTTATTCGGAGTATAATATACGAAAAGAGACAGATTATATGCAGTTGAACCATCTGTCGGCGTACGTTGTGTGTACAAAGTTCCTTCATATCCTGCGAAAAAATATTCGCTTCCTCTTTTTACTATTGTACCATAGGCATATCCTTCGTCGTCCACTCTAATTACACGTACTTTCCGCTTATTAAATTTTGCCAGTTCTTTATACATGCAATCGCCGGCATTAATCTGATAAGCCACGTTTTTCGCATTTAGGTTTGTCGGTGCTGGGCCTCCGTATGTACCGAGGTCCGGGGCATTGATATCCCCACCGGAAATGGTCATCCCAACGATATTTTTAATCGGATAAATCCGGTTAGGACCGGATTCATAAACATGGGTTCCTAATTCATCGGTAAAATCCGTATCTTCAAGAGGGAAGTACGCATTCAAGCCAGTTACAATCAAAGCTGATACTTTCCCTTCCTGTTTTGCACAACTTTCAGCCCCGGTGAGGGGAGTTGCTGTTTTGCAATTACTTTTAATTTGTCCAATACTCATTATTCTCTAAAATTTAAAATTCCTTTAATACCAGATGTTACTGCAGCATTCTCGCGTTCGATTGTAAGGAAATCGGATTTGCACAGATTCGTATTAAGCTTTAAAGCCATACCATGTATTTCTATTGCATCAATATTATCTCCGTATCTCTTTATTATTTCTCCGGCGCTCTCTCCAGTAGTAAAAATTTCATAGTATGTATGATCAGGTTTCCCATAGTCTGTTTTGAAATATCTACAAGCTTGTATTTGCCTAATAAACTCTTCATAAACAGGACGGAGCACCTTTTCAAATACTTCGTGTTCCCGTTTTTCAGTCATCCAGGTACTTTTTACAGTACCAACAATTGCAATATTGTAAAATATAGTCACCTCATTCCCCCTGTTTTCTTGCCGGATTGGCTGAAAATTTAAAAAAGAAGGGAATTTTAGTCTTGCTCCGTTCGGATGCTTACCGATTTCAAGTAATGCATTCGATATCTCGTTATTTGTACCCGGATAATGCCACAATAAAAAATGATTGTTTACCAAACAATTTTTACTGTAAGGATAACTTAATAAATTGTCCTTAAACTCTTTATTCCAGTCAAGCGCATTACGAGTACGAAAAACGAGGCTACCGATAAGCTTATTAGGAGAAATCATATTCCAAACGTATTAATGTATTTAAACAACCTTGCATCATCGCCCAATTTCCCGTACAGAACTTCATTCTGATTTACGTATTCCCTGATATCCGCAATCATATCAACCATATCGTTCCATACTCTTACTAGTTTTGGGGATACAGAAACGATAGAAGAATAATCTTTACGGCCTCTAACTTCTCCCTCGGGTGATGTCTGTGTCTGCATGCTCCGGATTGAGTAAAAATACACATAGTTTGCAGCAGGAGAATAGCTATTACCCGAACCTGTAAACACAAAAATCTTATTCCTTAACTTACCCCACTCATTCCCGTCTTCTATCTCCTTCATCATTCTGGCATACATCTCACTACCAAGTAATTCATTCATGAATTTCACTTCGTATTTCCCCAAATACCAATCGAAAGACTGTTCGTTAACGGCTTGGATCATCGTTCCAACTCCTTTCGGTTCTACGAATATCAGGTTCGGGATCGACAATTCTCCTTGAAAATATGTGTTATCCAGAAACATATCAGTTACCGCGCGACATTTTTGCAACTCCTTTTTTTACCAACTTCTCGGCCTGTAACCGATGCACAAAATCCTCTTCCCCTTCCTTGTGATATACACTTTTGTTTGTATAAACAATCTTTACCATATCGTCCTTATAAACAACTCTTGCTTCTTTTTCTACCTTTGTTTCCATTGTATTATTTTTTAATATGTTACTAATTTAAACTATCCGGGGACCTAAGCCCCGGAGTTATCTATCCTCCAACTCCTGCCTCAGGAGCTTTTAATGCTTCTTTTACTGTACTGAATGTACTCTTAACAAAAGATCCGGCATTGTTAGATGGTACATAGGATAGGAAGAATAATTCGCCGATAATTGTCATCCGGTTGTGGATAAGATCGTCGTTAACAAGCCCGGTCCTTATTTGTGGTGCTTCTTCTTCAATAAACCATGTATCAGATTCTCCGATAAGGAACGTTCCGGATGCAATACGGGTAGTAGTAATTACACGAAGACCAAGCAAAGAAAATTCTCCGCCATTCTGAATATAGGGCAGAATAAAAGTGCCGTTATTTGCCTGAGTCAATGCAAGTTTCCATTTATCCGCAGGATTAATAATCAGCACGTCCGGTCTATATTCCAAGCTTTCAAGTTGCAGTACTGAAGCAACTATTGCATCAAAATCAGTCGGTGCAGCAATTGTATCATCGAGCGCTGTGGTAGTGTAAGCAGTTGCATTAGACAGCAAATCTTCTGTCAATAGTTTCTCATAGTCTCTCCATACTTTATCATTAAAAAGACGCTGAATTTGGGCCCAGGCACGCGAACGCCATTTTAGCATTTCCTCGGTAACAACGATATAACCAGCAGCTTTTTTTGCATCCACTTTATTTTTAATCAGGCTTAAATGTACCTGTGGTTTTAATCCATTTTCAGACACAACGGCAATAGCTCCTTTTTCGTCTCCTTCTTCGTAAAAGTTAAAAGATTCAGGCACTTCATCAACAACGGTAACATTGGCTATATCATGGATGTATTCCCGGCCACGCCGTTTCATAAATAATTCGTTATTCTCTCCTATTTCTTCCGCAAGAGTTGCTCCGGAAGTAGTGGTTATGCTATTGGATGTAGTCTGAATGTTTGCTGCAGTATGTTCATCTACAGATTTTATACAAAATCCGACTTTATTATCTTTAACCGCAGATACAAATTTGTCGTAATTCTTTTCAAACGCGGATTTTAAACCTCGTGCTCCTTTTACCGGCACTCCTTGCTCCTTCAAACTGGTAATTGTTTTCCCCTGTTCTTTCAAAGAACTCTGCATTTTTTCAAAAGCCTCCTTCGAGATTCCGTTTTCGTCAGCCCAGCTCTTTAATTTTTCCTGCATTTTCTCCATCAGTTTTTCTTCATTGATTTTATTATCAACGTAAGATTTAAACTGAGCATTAAAATGATCTGCCAGCGCTTTTAATCCGGCTCTTTCCTTTTCATTGAAATCGACCCCATCCGGTAACGCAAAACCAACAGGGACAACCCCGGCTAAAACTGCACCTGCACCTAAACCAATTCCACCGGAAAGTACACACAATAGTGCAGCCACGGCAATTAATCCGAAACAAATACATACTAATCGAAAGCTATAGCGGGCCTTTGCACCCGCAAAACCTCCTTTTCTCAAATCTTTAATCATTCTTTTCATTTTCACTTAATTTTGCTAGTTTTTCAAACATATTTCCCTGATTTAAAGTGAGTGGTGGCTGTCCCGCTTGCTCCGGCTCGGCTTCAATATCCACGATGATCTGTTTGATCTTGTTAAACTTATTTTTGTCTTTAATTAATATTTCTTTTAGATAACTCTTTATTTCATCTTCATTTTCCAATTCCCCTATATATTCAGTAAGTTCATTTGCACCCAGGGTAACAACGGAGATTTCATACAATTTTACTTCCTTGACAATAAATGTATCACTTTCTTCATCGTACTCTATCTTATCCCAGACATAGCTAAAGCCGAAAGAAAACTGATTTATATCGCCATCTTTAAGCTGAAAATAAGCACGCTTGGCATTAGGCACAGCATCAAAATTACTGAGGCGTACAGTCGCATAGGCACCGTCATCCTTTTCTTCAATTTTTATAATTTTCCCAATAGGATCGTGCATGTCATGTTGCCAAAGAAAAGCTATTTTTCTGTTCGTCGACGATTCAGGACCTCGTTCTGAAATTGATTTGGAAAAACATCCTTTGATCAGGATATCCCGGTCGCTGTCAGGCATGCCATAAGCGGCAAATTTAACTTCGATAATATGGTTGTCCGGGTCCACATCTTTCATTTCTTTAGCAGAAAAGTATTTCACCAATACTTTATTGCTATTCATTGCTTTCTTCGCTTCTATTTTCTCCTGTTTCTTGCTCATTTTCTGTTATATTTTTTGCCGTTTTATCCGGTTTATATATTTCTTCATCCATGCCGATAGCTAAACGCCATTCTGCAAGGCTTATTACACCTTGCTCGTATGCAATTTTAAATGCCTGGTTTTGCTTATATATAGTGTCAGCCCGCTCTGATTCCGTCTTTTTAAGACATTCTACATCTGCAAAATCGACGACGAAAAATGCACGATCGATCTGGAAAAAAGAAGTGAATTTTTCTGCGTATATTTTTGCAGTAGGAATTATATTCCCCTGATAAAGTTCGCGTTTAGCCTCTACTTTATTTGAATAAGCTATATTTGTTGTATTTAAAAGTTCAAACGGATAGTTAAATGCTTCGGCAATCCTCTTTATATTATTTTCTATCCCCTCGAACAACATAAGGTCTTTTACATTAAAAGACATTTGCTGCCACGCTAAATCTGCATTAGTAATAATTACAGTATCCTGATTAGACCGAAGTCCGTAATTTGTATTAAATTTACGTTGTAGTCTGTCTTTTTCTTCGTCGTCAATTTGCTGATGTCCTATTGCATCTTTGGATCGGTTTGCCAATATCCCTTGGGCTCCACGGTTTTTGTTAAGTGCATAAATAGCTTCTTCTGCCTGTATAATGTTTCTTACGGATTTATCTAGCCCGACAAGACGGGAACGTCCCCGGATATCGTTAGGAGACATGTTAATGTTTTGGTTCACATCCCTTATATGCAATACATACCTACTATCTACTTCAATTTCTGTCCCATTAACACTTAAGATATATCCTTCTATTATTTCGTCGGCATTAGATTGCAAATACATTTTACCGGATAGTTTTATACTTACGTACTTTGGATTTATCGCCCAAAGTGCCGAAGCATCCTGTATAGAAAATCCATCCGGGACTACAGCATAAACAAATGTTTCCCCATACAATTGCCTGTATACATCCACGAGCATTAAGAACTCCGACCAAGATTGAATTGGATTAGGTTTATCCAGTAATGCGGCAATTCCTTTGTATTTATTTAATACATCATTGTCTTTTTTATCCGTTAACCACCATTTGCCATTAACAAGCGCAGAAGAGTTACGGTTTATAATTGTAGCAATTGAAGAACACTTGTTATAGGCTTCCGTAATACCTGTTATACAGTCTAAATCGATGTGGATATCAGGCAGGCCATTACCGGGACGCCATTCCATAAAAGAATAATTTCGGATAGCTTCTTCGATAGAATCTATCCCTGACCCAACATTTAGTTTGCTCCTAAAACTGAAATTCCTTAGTTTATTTAAGAAACCCATCGCTTGTTTAATTTCAAACAAAAATATATATAAAAAATATTTTAAGCAATATTTTTGATGCAAAATGTTTAAATAATAACAATGTGTTGAATTTAAAAATAAGATCCCTTGGCTAATTCTGTATAACGTATTGCATCCATGATGTGGTTAAATTTATCTACAGGCTGATCGGTAGGGAGCTTATCGGCATCAAGGAGCCATTTGTATTCCTGATATTCGTTCCATCCATTAGCACTAGACTCAGTCAGGTAAATTTTGGCTGATTTTATCTTGTTTATACCGAATTTTATTGAACCAGGGCCTTTTATTGCTGGGACTATATTAAACTTCAATTCAGGAAATTCTTTCCACCCGCGCCGGATTTCTGCGATCCTAAGATCTCCTCCGTTCCCTGTATCTGCAATAATCAGATTATTTTTTCTTATCCCTAAAGCATACAGACGCTGTGCTAAAGCTAAATTATCCAATCCTGTTTCGTAAAGTAGTTCATTTACATACCGATATTGCCCGTCGTATTTTATCTCTACAAACGCATTAGGATCATTACTGTATCCAAAATCAAGTCCATATACTTTAGGTAAATCCAATTTATTATATTCGGAATCCGGAATTGGGAGCCATCCGGAATAAATCCTACCCTTAGAGCCTTCGCTTATTAATCCACAAACCTGGTTATAATAGTAATCAGGGTTATTTTCTAAAAAAGACTCGAATTTCGATATTGTAGACTTTTGAATATTAGATATATTGTCTTTGTAAGTACTCCATACCGAAAGGACATCGGAAGTTGCCTTTGGGATAGCACGGAAGAATCCTTCAATATCACTTTCTATTAAATTATAATCCCTCCAGATCCAATGCCGCTTCGAAGGCGGATTAAATACCCTTATAATTTGTACTTTATCCGCTTTAACCGTACGCAACGACAAATCAAGCTGATCAAAGTCTGACTCGCCAATTTCGTCGCATTCTTCTATTAAGACATGTGTAGCACCTGCCAAGGATTTCATTTTTGCTGTTCTGCTTCCATCCTTACTAACTCCTTTTGCTAAAATTGTGTTGCCGGTCGGTAGGTAAGTTATACGCATGTCATTATCGCGTATCTGAAAATCGTCGATATTAATACTTTTATTTTCTTCAATCCGGTCCTTAAAATCCCGGAAAAGACTATCCCGGACGTCGGATAAAACCTGCCGGACAAAATAGCCACGGAAATATTTAGGTTGCGTTATAAGATTTAGAAAATAATCTGTCCCGAAATGTGAACCACCCCGGCCACGTCCGCCCCAAATATCTATATACCTCTTGTCTGTATTAAAAACAGGTGCATAAATACGATTAAAGCGGAAAACAAGGTCCATTATTATTCCTCCTTTTCGTTGTCGTAGTTTTCGAATATAATCCTGTGCGTATCTATTGTAGAACGAATATTAATAGCTTCTCCTTCCGGCGTGCTAATATTCTGCTTATCAATAAGGCCCAGTTTGCGGGAAATTATGTTAGCATTAAAAGCACCTACTGCAGCACCTTCAAATTGTTGCGTTTCTATAATTTTTTCAATTTCAGAAATGACACAGGAAAAATCTATATGGTTAGCAGCCTTAAAATCATACCAATACGACGGCGAGGTTCCGATATATACCAAGAAACCCATTAACGAGTAAGGTCGTTCCGTGGGTATTTTTACAATCTCCCCGACCGACTTACCATTTTTTATTGCTTCCGACTTATACCAGGGATGTTTATCACACCATTCAAAATATTCACAGGCTGCTTGCCAAAGTAGATCGGGCGTGGCAAATAATTTGTCTCGCCCATGTTTACTTCTTAATTTCCAAAATTGATTCCCTTTTGGTGCAGCCATTTTTACAGTTTGTTTAATTTATAACAAAATTACATACTTCTATTCAATAAAACAAACAATATGTTTATAATAATACAATTCGTTGTATTATATTCAATGTGAAATATAAAATGATTTCTATATTTTTGAATTATAAAAAAAATACTGGGAAGCATTTTTATATATCAAAAATATGAAGTATATTTGCTTTATAGAATAAAGGCAATGAGAATAGTTTCGCATCGTACATTAAAAGAGTTTTACCAAAGCAAAGGCAGAGAAGATGCCAGAGTTGCATTACAAAGATGGTATGATACTGCTGAAAAAGCGGGATGGAAAAATCTGCAAGACATTAAAGCAGATTTCCCAGCTACTGATTATGTCGGTAACCAACACTATGTATTCAATATTCGTGGTAATAAATATCGCCTGGTTGTGGTAATTAAGTTTACAGTAGGCTATATTTTTATCCGGTTTGTGGGTACTCATTCAGAGTATGATAAAATAGATTGTTCAACTATATAATGGATATATGAAAAAGATAACAAAGGAGCAATACGAGTTTGCACAAAAAAGGGTAGAGGAGTTACTCCTGGTTGTTAGCGACGACATGCCGGCTAACGATCCGGCAGCCATAGAACTTGTTTTGATGTCGGAGGTTGTTATTGCGTACGAAAAAGAACATTTCCCAATCGGGAAACCGACATTAGCCGATCTTATAGGCCTTGCAATAGAAGAAAAAGGGATGGGTAAAAGCGAATTGGCAAGACAAATTGGAGTAAGCCCTTCCAGGGTTAGCGATTATCTTGCCGGGCGGTCTTTACCTACCTTGCCAATCGCTGCACTAATCAGCCGGGTGTTAGGCATACCGGCAGAGACTATATTTTCAACTTGCTGAAACAGAAAAAAAGGTTTAAGATAAAGAGTTATTCTTCCATCCTAAACCTTTTTCCACAATTGGGGCAAACAATGGTATTTGGGACTTTCTCTTCTTCTATTAAATCGACAATGCTAACTCCTAATGCTTTGGCGATTTCATTCAATTTACCAATTGTTGGGTTCCCTGATACTGCGGCATAAAGAGCCTGATAAGTAATTCCCAGTCGCTGCGCTAATATTTGCATAGAAATACCTTGCTGCTTACAAATCTCCTGTACTCTTAACATTGCATTAAATTATAATTTAATGCAAAGATAGAAATTTATTTTCAAAATATAGTTTTATAAACAAATCAAATTGTCAAAAAATAATTTGATTTTTTTGCTTAAATATTTGTGTAATTCAAATTATGTTTTTATATTTGTATTGAAATAATAAACATATGATTTGAATAAAAATAAAGCTATGAAAATTTATAACTACAAAACAGGTAAGGCAGTTTTCGTAAACAACGAAAAAATAGAAATTAGCAATAAGGTTGCTGAAATTTTGGAAAACTACACTATGTTTCCTGAAAACATGTATCAGGATTTGGGTGTTGAAAAACGCCCGTTTGTCCAGGATAAGGATGAAGACGTATTAAAAATGGCAGAAGCTACCGAACTGGAAAAATTCGAAAATAATGGAGAAAATAACTTCAATATCACCTTTATGCTCTATAAAGGGGTTGTATTTGGAGTTTACGGTGAATACGAGGGACAGGATGCAAACTGTCTTAAACAGTTTGATCTGAATCAGGTTTATAATGAATTTAAAAAAAATTATGGAGATGAGTAAAATATCAACGAGATAATATCTCGTTGTGATGTATTTGAACAAATATTATGTTTTATCCGAAGAACACAATTGAAAGGGATAGACATAAGTTTTTGAGGAGCAAATATAAGTTTTTGAGGAGCATAAAAAAGAGTTTTAATTCTACCCTAGTTCAATTAAAAGAATATAAGTTTTTGAGGGATAGACGTAAGTTTTTGAGAAGCATAACAAAAAAAGAGTTTCAATTCTACCTACTTTGAAAACAAATAAATAAAAGGATATGAAAAGATTAATCGTACTGAGAAGAAATGAAGAAGATAATAGAATGTATATTATCGAAGAAAATAAGTTTGAAATGACACTCCTGTCGGAATGCTATGACAAATTTGGACAAAAAATCGGCAAAGAAAATGCCGAGGACTATTGTCTGGAAAACAACTACTGCACCGAACTACGGGAAAAATTCCTGAGCGATTTAAGGGTTGCAGGGTTTGAGGTAGAAGAGGATGCAGTAGAAGATATTATTGAAAGTGAAGACAACTCTGTTAAAGAGTTCGTTGAAAACTGGCGTGATGAAAACGAGGCTTACACAGAAGCCTTAGCCTACAATTACTGGGATGGTAATAACTGGAGGTCGATAATTTTAGACGATGACGCTAATGGTTATAGCGTTAACTACGAAAAGGTAGAGCAAGAACTTGCTGAGAAAGTTCTTGCAGCGTACGAGAATGCACTTTTCCCCGAATACGAATTTGGGAAAAGTGAAGTAGAGTCGGATGGTTTTACATTCCTAAAGACCCAATATCCCAACGATCCCTTTTTAGCTACTATTACTATATTATAAAAGTTTCAATTCTACCTAGTCCCATTAAAAGAATATAAGTTTTTGAGGGATAGACGTAAGTTTTTGAGGACATAAAAAAATAAAGTTATGAATACAGAGTTAAAAATTTTCTTAGTAATTGTTGTAATAATATACTCATTTATTGGGTATCGTATATACATGGAAAGTAACCAAAATACCCAAGTCAGGGAGAGTAATATTGTTAACCAAGATATTGAAACAAAAGAATGCAGTAAACAAACCACAAGCTCAAAAAACATCACTCGAGAGTATTTTGATGGGCATTATTACATCGTATTTTCCCCAAATTATTACAAAATGGGGGTGATTCATGATCCGGACTGTCCATGTAATAAATAATAAAATAAAGCCTTGCGATTGCAAGGCTTTATTCTTGTCTAAAAGTTATCTGAATTATAAGGATGCAGCACTTAATTCCGCACCCAGTTTTTTAATTGCCTTTAAAATTTTATTAGTTGTTTTTTCACCGGCAAAAGCAACTCCGGTTTTATATTGCCGCATTTTTGATTCATTTATTCCAGTATAAGCTGCAAATTTACTGGCGTTAATCCAGTCGAAGTAATTAAAGAACGCTTCCAAGTCATACTTGAATTCTACTTTAAGATCCGTAAATTCTTCCGGTGCGGATCCTCTTTCGGTAGTAATCATTTCTTTGACTTCCTGAATGCTTTCCATAAAGTCTTTTTTGGCAATTTCAACACTTTCCCCGAAACCACCGAAACTATGACCGGCGATTTCTGCTTCGGTATATATGGAATATAATCCGTCATCTCCTTTTTCTACAATAGCCAATATTTTCATATTCTTACGTTTTAGTCTGAAAAACTAAAAGTTCTCATTGATACGTGAGAATCCGAAGAAGTTGCGGGGAATTAAATCCCCGCTTTCTTCATGATGTTCTTTAGAGTGCCTTTGGGAACTTCCTGTGAATCATGCCGGGGAACTGTAAAGGTTAGTTTTGTAATTGGACTAAACCAATGGTCGTGCCGTCCGCCATGACTGAGAAAGTAACATCCTTTTGCACTGAGCATCCTCTTTAATTCAGATGTTTTCATATCTCAAAGAACTTTTAGACAATACAAAAGTAACAAAAACGTTACTACTGTGCAAGTAATTTGGGAACTTTTTTAGGTTTTCTACAAAATATTTTCAGCACCTAAAAATACGATATTGCCGAATTGACAGGTGTTGAATAAAAAATAATTTATTTCACCTTCACTAGTGTATTTTCTTCCATAATTTAATATATTTGTGGTGTCCACTGTAATCGGAATTGAAATTTGTTTTTTAAGAGGGACACTTAACCTCTTGAAAATTTTAATTGAACCATAACAGTGGACATTTTTATTTCAACACTACTTGCAATTTCAAATAATAATGTATATTTGTAATCCCTTCTGCATTGGAATTGAAATATGTATGTGGCTGTTTTATTATGCCTTGAATTGTACCAGCAGAAGGGATTTTTAAAAGAACATTACTGTAATGGAATTGAAATATATATAGGGCTGATTGCCTTTAATTGTCTTAAATCGAACCAACAGTAATGTTCTTCTGTTTTTTTTAAATTTAAAACGATGGTAACTGAAGAAAAAATTGTCGACCTGTTAGGGGATTATGTTTCATGTATATCCCTAACCGAAGAACAGAAAGAATTAACACCTGAACAGAAAGAGTTTTATCAGGCTGCGGATGTTTGCCTTGAAATCCTGAAAAGGACAAGGTTAATATCCGGAATAGTAATAAAGCGGCCGGATGAATTTAAAGAGGCATGGGAAGATAAGCCTGAGTTTGATTTTATGTCTAAATACGCTATTTCTACCTGCGAAATAGCTGATGAAGTCATGAAAAAAATCCGGGAATGAGAATAAAAGTAATCCTAAATGCTGATCCCGGAGATTTTATTGATATTAATTATCAATATAGCTTAGCAGCCTGGATTTATCGCGTTATGGATAAATCGAATTCGGGATCGGCAGAATTTTGGCATAATTCCGGGTTATCATTTTCTGAAACAGACAATCGGCGTTATAAATTTTTTACATTTTCTAATCTGTATATTCCGAAGTTCAGGCTAGAAGGAAGGAGAATGTATATTTTGTCGGATTATATTTCATTTATTTTCTCTACATATATAGATGAAATTGGATGTGATTTTATCGGGGGATTATCTGAAAACCCCGGATTTTATGTTGGTAAATATCTTAAAGTAAAAGAAATACAGGTATTAAGAGAAGACGATATTAAATCAGGCGTAATACTAAAGGCCAAATCTCCTATTTACGTTCAGTCAGATAGCCTGCATTTAAATCCGATAGAACATAAAGATATTTACTCTGCTGCAATACACAAAAATTTATCCTCTAAATATAACGTATTTTATAAGTCTGACCGCCACGATTTTATTCAGACCTCTGTAACGATTGTGTCTGGAATTAGGCAAAAACTGATTACTATAAAAGAAGGGAAGGATTCAGAGACTAAAATAAAAGGCTTTTTCTTTACATTTAAAGTCGAAGGTGATCCGGACCTGATCGAAATAGGTTACAAATGCGGATTTGGGCAAGGAAATGCGATGGGGTTCGGTTTTGTCGATGTGATAGAACACAAAACCACTCAAAAGGCTAGAATATAATTTTATAGATAATTAAAAAGACCGGGACTATTCCCCGGTCTTTTCATACAATACATAGTCTATTACTTTTCTATTTGCTTCGTCTACTTGTGTGTAGTCATATTCACGGTATTTCTCAATCATTAATCCAGTAACTGAATGCATTAATCCTTTGTCTATTGTGGAATCCGGTATTCTTAATTGTCCTGCAATTGTTGCCCATGAATGTCTGGCATAGGTAAAACTAAAATGAGGGATTTTATCTTTTTCATTTTTAATATTCCTATTCATTTCTTCTATGTCCGATTTTATCCTGTCATCGATAAAGTGTGTTAGCTGTTTGTGGTTTTTGTATTTAGTTTTAATCATTCTTATTTTATTTGGATCAGCATACTTTTTAATTATTTCTAATATTTCAGGTTGCAATTTTAACTTTAGACGTACCTCTCTTGCTGTACGTGCTGTTTTTAGACGACTAATATCTATATAATTTTCAAAGTAAGGTAAATAGAAAATATCCTTCATATTCATTCCACATAGAAAGAAGGATAAAAAGAAGAAATCACGTCCAATCCCAGGGCGTTGATAGAATTTTCGTAAGACTTCTATGTCAAGTTTTCTTATCTTTGCTTTATAATCCGATGGAATTGAAATGGCATCAAATGGGTAAAGATCCCGGCTTATTACCTTTTGTCCAATTGCCACCTTAAAAACTCTTCGGATACAACGGAGATATTTTGTAAACGACACTTCTTTCTTATTTGTTCCTTTAAGAAAGAATTTTTTTAATTCTATAAGAGTATAGCTATCTATGTTCTGAAAGTAAATTTTATCAGTTTTAAAGAACTTTATTAATAAATTTTTGGTCCATCTGAATGTATCTGCGTACGCCTTTCTTTTCATTTCTTCAGTAACCTCTTCGGATTCAAGGTCAAATATAATTTTATCAATGGTTCTTATAAAATCTGTTGATTGTTCGACTGGTTTCCCTAAATTCAATCTTATTCTGTCATAAGACATGAAAATTTGCTTTAAGGTCATGACTGACATATCCTTAACGGATTCTCCCAATTCTTTATAATAATCCTGATATCTGCCTTTTTGAGCAAATAAATCTGAGTTCCATTTCGCTGCCTCTGGAAATTCTTTCTTTATAATTCCATTCCCCTGATCAAAAAAACTGGGCTCAATATAGTAGTTAGTCGGAATAAAAGTAGGATTTTTCCCTTTTTTCTTAATCTTAATTTTAATGTTTCCTTTTCCTGTCTTTCCTGAAACATCCCTTAGCACGACACTTAATTCCATGATTTTTATATTTTTTAACTATAAAATGAGCTAAAAATAGCTCTAAAACTCAATTTTGAACGTCATTTTTTATGAATTGTTTCAAAAACACTGAAAAATTTCTACTAGATTTCTACTGGAATAACCCCTTTTTTAGCACAAAAGTGTGTTTTTTGTTACTTTTTACTTCGGATGTAAGGAACAAAAAAAGGAGTCAGATTATATCTAACTCCTTGATTTTCAATTTGTACCCAGGGCGGGAATCGAACCCGCACGTCTGTTGAGGACACTGGATTTTGAGTCCAGTTTTGTGATCTCCTTCTACAAATTGAAAATTAATGAGTTGGATATATTTTTAGTAGAAATTTCTACTGGTTTTCTACTGGTTCAACATTCCCATCTAATCCGGTACCTGATTCTATTGTTATATTTTCTCCTTGGGTCATTTCACTTTATTTTAGATTATACATATGTACATTAATATGTTTTCAGTCATCAATTACGTTATGTTTTAACTGATAAACCTGACCTTCGTATGTATATTCCCATATAATTACGGGTTTATAAGCCTGATTTATCCGTACAGACAATGTTTCAGATTCTGAACGAGCTGGAAGCATGCCTATATATTCAATTCCTCCCGTATATAACAATTCTCCAGTCTCATTAAATATTTTTACTGATTTCAGCTCAATATCGTATTTTGAACCATTATATACGGAACATGATATATTCCCTGTGTAATATCCCCCTATAGACATCCCCGTAGAGCTGACGGAACAACTAATTAATACGGAAATATCTCCAACTTTAACAATATAATCTTTACTTGCATTTCCGTCTTTGGATGTAATAGTGATTGTTGTCGTTCCCTTTGCGTTAGCATGCAATACTAAATTTTCATCAATACTTACAACAGACATGTCAGAGCTTTTTATAGAAATATTTTTATTGGCAGCACTTTCTGGAAGAACTGTACATGTAAGTTGTAATTCATCGCCTACCATAAATGTTTGGTTATTTTTAAGTTCATTTATTACAACTTCAGTTACAAGTTCAGGTTCTCCGACATTCTTGTATTCACCTGTTTCAATATTCAGCTGTATTTCTCGTTCTTCCTTTGTACCATCGTAATTGGTTATATAAATTTTATAATGCCATTCATTACCTATTTCCTTTGTTTTTTCAATTGTCACTCTTGCATCCGACAAGACATCATCAATCTTTGTATCAAATAATGTTTCTCTAGTAATTATATTAATTCTGCTAAATGTTAAGTTCTTATAAAATATCCCCTCTTCCATGCTTATGGGTATCACATTAGCATTTTCAAATTCCTCTGGAGTAATTTTCAAATCATCATTAAAACATTCTCCGTTTTTATCATATAAAGTATTGTTTGGTTTAAGAAATTTATTGTATTCAAGTTCTATTTCATCAATCCAAAATATCACAGAATTGTCATACCATTCCATTTTTTTTGAATAAAATGTATTTTCTGAATGCTTTTCGGCATCATCACGAATAATAAAAAAATCATAAACACAACGTGAATTCATTCCATCATTTTCACATCCTATTACATCCATTTCAAAACAACGTTCTTCTACATTCCCCCATATAAATATCCTTAAATGTCTAATGTTAATATTAGCTTTCTCCCCATATCCAAGATTTATTTCTCTTTTTAAATTGTAATCGTATTTGGTAGAATATGATGTAATTTCCTCAAAATCCAGTTGACCATTGGGCGATTGTTTTTCCTTGAAATATCCAAACCAAAATTTACCTTGTTTAATTCCTGTAAACAAATACCCCTCCTTACATGCATCTCCGTGTGAGTTGGTACAATGCGACATGATATTTAACCCAACTGTATCTTTTGTTGCCAATCTTACTCTTTTGTATAGACTAGCTATAGAATTATCAGGTATATCCTCTGGAGATACATCATCATTTTCACTCTTTGAGCAAGAAAATGCCATAAAAATGCATAATAGCAATAAAATTCTGTTCATTATATTCCGATTTAGCATGTTGTAATAAATCATTTCTTATTGTTCCATTTTAGTAGCAGATTATTTATTTCCCCAAACCATTAAATGATGAATTATCAGCCTCATTTCTTCTTTGAAGTTTTTGCGGTTAGGGTCTTAATAGAGTCCATATAGGCCTGTTCAACAGGAGAGAGTGTTCGCACCTGAAATTTACGATATTCGGCAATCGCTTTTTCCTCAGCCCGCTTGTGTGTTATGCTACCCGAGTCCGTCAACAATTTCTCGCCAGTCGTAGAGAGTATATTATCCAACTGCTGGATGTAGTCGGCCATATACATCGGTTTGTGGCGAATTGCTTGTATTTCGGCAAAATCGAAATACCCCGATACCAAATTATTCAGTACTTTCAACTCATCCTCGTTCAAATAATTCTTAGCAACGGTTACTTCATTTTTAGTCGGAAAATCTCCTGCAAAAGTTGTCAGCCCCATAAACGGTTTGTCGGCATCGGCGCGTTCGTAAATAACTTCGGCTGCCGTATGTCCGTGTGCCGCATAGTGCAGTTTGTTCTGCACGATCTTAAAAAATTTGATGGATTGTTCCGCTTTCGGATCGTAATCGACACTCGTAGCATACAGATCTAGTACCTGACGATACATTACTTTCTCCGATGAACGGATGTCGCGGATACGATCGAGTAGCTCACGCCAATATCCACCACCGCCCATCTGCTTTAACCGTTCGTCATCCATCGTAAAGCCCTTGATCATATACTCTTTCAGACGCTCAGTTGCCCAGCGGCGGAAATGTGTACCACGCATGGATTTTACCCGATAACCTACGGAAATAATAACATCGAGATTATATAACTTGACGGGTCTGTCGGAATTTGCAATGTGCAAAATTTGCACATTGCTTTTCTCTTCCAATTCATGTTCCTCGAATACATTGTTGATATGCTTCGTGATGACGCTTCGTTCGCGCTGAAAAAGTTCGCCAATCTGCGCTTGCGACAACCAAACGGTATCGTTGTTGAAATTAACCTCTATTTTGGTTATCCCATCTTCTGTCTGGTAAATGACAATATCATTATTTTTAGTATCTTCCATAATCGTTCATTTGAACTATTCTTTTGTATGCCCATTTTCGTCAAACTCGAAAGGTAGCTCCAGCTGTCCGATTTGGCGCATCTTCATTTTCTTAAAATTATCACAGAACTGTTTCATGTTGTCGGAAACCTGGAACAACGTAATAACCTTGTTTATCTGTTTCTCCAAATTAGGCTCTCCTATGTCGGTAGTCAAAAGCTGGTGATACCTGTTTATTCTGTTCCCTGATTCACTTTTAGGAGTTTTCTTTTTAAGTTCTTCCAATACACCGTTCGGAAGCTCCTCGTAGATGAACGTATTAGTCCATTTACCGATTATACCAGGTCTTTTCTTTATCCCGTTAACGGTATAATCCCAACCGTTAAGCCTGAACAACTCTTTATAGAATATATCGGGGAAACGTTTCTGCCACGGTAGTAACTCTTCGGATATGTATGCTTTTAATATTTTTTGAAGTTCGTCATTTTCTCTTTCATATTGATATCCTGTCGCTTCATCAACCAGCGCAATAATTCCAACTCGAGCAAAAGAACGCATTAAAATCTCACATTGATTAGCAATAATATGTTGTCTCTCTCCTCTTAATTTCCCTGCTTTCCTCGCTTCCAACATTATGTCGCATATATCTGCAAGTGTTGTCGCCTCATATCCATTTATTTTTTGATTACCTTTATAGCATACAATTGGCGAAAAGTGGCCTACATTGTAGTTCTTGTAAATCAGTTCGTTAATACTTTTGTATGCCAGTAACCTGGCCAACCTACTGCCCGATTTATTAGACGAATTTTCAGACAATAATTTTAATGCGGATTGCATCTGATTTCCAGATAATACTCTTGTGCCATCGTTTAATACATAACAAGGGATACTCACTTCACCCAAATTCAAGACACCTTCACATAATATATTTCTATCTCCCATACTATAATATTTGAATATTCATTGAACCTTTCTCGCTACTCTCGTTCCATTTTTCTTTAATTTATATTTAGCTGTATTACAACTCTTATATAGTTGGAGGCGGCTTGTTTGTAATCGTATTCTTTTAGCAGTTCTGAATGTTCGCAGATGTATTTCAATTTGCGCGCCCATCTACTTCGCGCTGCGCTCCTTTCGCAAGATCGATCATTTTGCGGACGTTCGCAAAATGATCAGCAACCGATTCTCCAGCGCTTTCACACGCACTTTTTGCCTTTTCAATAGCAGGAATAAAGTTGCGCCATTGGGTATATCCTAAAATTGAATGGAGCTCACGTCCGCTCCAACACTCTACTCCGTCGTACAGACAGACAATGGATTCAAACCGTACAAATAGTTCTTTTATTTCTTCTGTTTTCATTTAGCATGTTTATAATAATTTTAGCACACTAAAAATCTACTCACCTGATACCTTTTGCAGCTGGATAATCCTGCCGGTTTTTTCATCGACCTGAGCAATCTTATTGACCATCGCCTGCAGTATTTTACTTTCAGCTTCGTTTCTTTTTGCGACTTCGGTAAACTGTTTATCCATAAGAGTATATAGTTTTGTAAATTGCTCAACCATAGCTAATCTTTGCTCTTTTAGTTCTGCCATCATTGCAACTCTTTGTTCTTTCATTTCTACCCGTTGTTCACTCATTTGCAGGTGGAAGGACTTCAATTGGCTATCCATATTGGACGACACGAGCTTCATAAATTCTAATATCTCACTCATTGGAACGTCTTGATTTTCGTTAGTACTTTCTGTATTACGTTCCTCAGAAATCGTTTGTTTCAGATTATTTTCTGAATTTTCAGAAATATTTTTAAGCATTTCCCCGCCACCTGTTAAAAGCCAATTCATGTTAAGATTGGGGTATGCTATTGCAATTTCTGTTAACCGATCCTCTGATATTCCACTTTTAGAATTTAAAAAACTAGGAGCATATCCCATTTTTACAACAAATTGATTGTTGTTAGACCCTATTTTTTTTAAAAACTGTGTAAGCCTCAGTTTTGTTTTACTTGTTTCATATTCGTACATATTATTAATTTATTAATATATTTGTAATGAATTAATTTTAAACTCAGCTGTTATGATCAGGCTAATTAAAACCTTATTCCAAAAATCGAAAACAAACAAACAAATTACTCATTATCATCGAACTAATAACAGGTATTCTCCTAAAGAGAAAGATAGAATCTGGTATCTCAAACGAACAATCATATATTCATATATTTCCATTATATTCTCTCTAATCGCTATTGCCATAACTATAATGAAGAAACTACTATAGATATAACAGACAAAAGAATTGCTATAATTGAAATTATATAAGCTCTTTTGGTATATTTAATAGATGTCCATTTACTCTCTCTGTCTAATGCAGCATCAGCCTTTTTTTGTTTTATATTTTCCATTCTTTTATTAAAATATTCTATAAAAGAATGGGTATTTTTATTTTTTTCAACTGGACCATATCCTACCTGATTTCCAACCTTAAGTCTAACTAATTCATTGAATACCATATCCCCATAATACTTTCCAAATTTTTCTTCACATTCTTTGTCGGTAATCCTTTTATTATCTAAAATATAATTTACCGCATCTATGCAATAAGATATAAATCGCTCATCTTCCATGATTGTTATTTATAATCAATATAAATAGTTATCAATATTAATAATTTAATGCTACATGGTTTAAATATTAATAATTTCATTATATCTTTGCCTTGTGATTAGATGAAAACACTAATCCATGAGCATAAAAAATAAATAATATACAAACATAATAAAAATGGATGAAATAGCAATTAATAAACCAAAAACTTTAAAAAGCCAGATTTTAGATATGCAGGCTGGAATGTGTCTTTTTGTCCCATTCCGGGAATATACAGAGATGCACGTAAGAAAAATAGTAAGGTTTCTTAATCGGGAAGGATATTCTTATAAAGCAACGAGTGCGGGTGTTATAGACGGGATAAATGTAATAAGATTGAAATAATTATGAACCTGATCCTCCGAAATACCGATCGTATCGAAATGTCGATGGCTGAATTTATTGATTTCACCAAGAGCGTTGTCAAGGAAGCCGTTGCCGAAACTTACGGGGAATATATTAGCCGGAATGAAGCAATTAGGCATTTGGGCAGTCGGAAAAAACTGGAGCAAGCAATCAAAATGAAGTTGATTAATCCTGATAAGGGAAATGGGAATCAGAAATGGCGGGTAAAAACCCGGGAAGTCATTGAAGCATATAAAATAATTGATAAACTATGAGAACTTTTTCAATATTAGCCTTTCTTCTTGCCCTTGGAATATTAGGATGCAGTATTTACGGAGGGCAGTACCATAGTCTTCCTTTCGCAATAATGTCCGGTATTTTGGGTTGGGCGATGTGGCCGGAGAAGAAGCAGGTAAAACCATACCGAAGTTATAGAAGTTGGGACACTAAAGATACGTAATGGCGGAGGAATTTAGCAAGGTTTGGTCCGGCTTAAACAAAGTAAACCTAACACCGCCCCGGGTGGAAGTAAGGGGCAGATGCGACACTGTAAAGCCGTGAGTTCTTTGGTCCGGTGACATTCTTTTCTTTACACCACAATATCTCCATTCACACCGGACCTTTTTTAAGTGACATATAAAGTACATTGTAGCCCTAGTCCTGTCGGGAGATAGCACGAAAGGCAAAATTTTAAAAGGGAAAAGTTATGAACGACAATGCAAATGTAAATGTAAGTGACAAAAAGGATAAAGAAATTGAAAACTTAAAAAAGCAGCTCGATGCTGCAAATACATCCTGGAACAGATACTTTCAGGAATGTGAGACACTGAAACAGGAATTATCGAGATATAAGGAACTTGTAAAGGCTCAGAGTGCTATTATAAACAACAATTAATCAGTCCGGGGCAGCCAATTGTAACTGTGGCCATATATATAGGTTGCTCCGGCAAAGGGTCGGTTGTCCGAGTGGTCAGGAGCCAGTCCGCAAAACTGGGTACGCGGGTTCGAATCCCGCACCGACCTCAGAATTTAAATTTTAACAAAAATGAAATACAAAGTAGGAGACAAAGTAATAATTAAACCAAAAGAAGAGTTTGTACATTCTAAATATCGAAATCCACATGGATCCATGGACATATATTGTGGGAGAGCGGCTGTTATTGTATCCCAATGTTTTGATTATTATAGAATAGATATAGATGGAGGACTTTGGAATTGGTACGATGATATGCTTGAAGATAATAATGTAGGAATGTATGGGGAACTAAGAGGATTTCCACAAGCTTATTTTTCTGGGACATTCTCCATGACAGAATCGAATAAAAAAACACATTCTATAGACCTAATAGGCGAACATAAATTTTTAACCTTAAAAGTGGAATCATGAAAAAACTGAAAGCAATTTTATCCGGAGCTAATTTTATCGACAGATTATTCGATCTGAGGGAAAGAGATGTTAAACGTTCTTTAGAATCCGCGAGCGATGACGCAGAAAGACAAATGACGGAAGCCGAAATCCGATACGAGGAACTTTGTAAAAAATTGGGAGAAAAGGAAGTCAACTACACGACAACAATCAATCAGATGTTGGAGCAAAAAGACATCATCCGCCGGGCAAAAGAAACAATTGAAGCCGTGAAGGCAATCAAAGACGATTTGGAATCAGAGGTTGAATTAAAAGAGGAAGACAAAAAGAAAAAATAACTGGCAGCCCGGAAAGACGGGCAACCCGCCTACTTAGCTCAGTTGGTAGAGCATCGGTTTTGTACTCCGAAGGTCATCCGTTCGAACCGGACAGTAGGCTCAAAAGTAAGGCCGTTTAGTTTGATGACGTGACGGCCTTACAAAAAACTCCAAGCTCTTTGACATGTTGACAGACAATAAAAAACACGCAGTTTGTCGCTGCGGGCTGGTGAACTACCGGGCAATACTCCGGTAGTGGCGAAAGTCGCGTGTCAAAGGCGCATTAAGCCAGCAACGGGTTGTACTGGAGTACTTAGAAAGAGGTTCGATTCCTCTTACCCGTCACATTTCAAACAACAAAACAAAAGTATGGAAAATAATTCAGAAACAAAAAAGCTGACGATCACGGAGCTTAAATCTATGTCTCCGTTTCAGATTTTAGAGGATACGAGAGTAAGAGAGCGATTCGTTACACTCTACAATAACATCCACAACTCTGAGCAGGGCGAATTATTCTTTGAAAAAGAAAAATACAACCTACAGAGAATCATACAAGCCTCCCCAAACCTAGCAAAATGTACAGGTTTCTCCACATATGGAGTACTCCTTGACATCGCAAGCATGGGACTTACCCTTGAAAACGCATCCCGGCCCCTTATTTACATCATCCCCGGTTCCGTGAATGTAGGAACAAAAGAAAAACAAACATGGGAACAACGGATGTCCATTGAAATTTCTCCATATGGAGAGCTCGATTTAAGAATCCAAGCTGGACAGCTATTATATGCCGACCGTCCTGTAATCGTATTCGAGGGGGATGAATTTAAGCCCAAGGTAACCGAAACCGGACAGAAAGTGGTAGTCTATTCGGCAGCCATTCCACGGCAAAGCAAAACAATCATCGGAGCTTTTATCAAGCTGACCCGCCCCGATCGTTCCTTTGACTTCTTTTGGATGCTTCCAGAAGACATCGACCGTCTGAAAGGATATTCCTTAAAGAAAAATCAACGGAAAGACAAAGACGGGAATGTATATGGAGACGCCAATGCCCTCTACCATTCAAATGAAGGTCAAATCGACACCGGATTCCTTGAAGCGAAAGTAATCAAGCACGCTTTCAAGACATTTCCGAAATTAAGGTTAGGACAATTCTCCGCTTTACAGCAAGACGAACAAGTCCAGGCCTCCGACTATGGGTTGGATGAGCCAGTATACAACCAAGTCCCGCAAAAAGAAACCGAAGAAGAAGCCGAAGAGACAGATGTACAGGAAATCGCCAAGCAACAGGGCGGTGTAAACATAGTAGAAAACCCAGAAGAACCCTTTTAATCATGGAAACAACAGCACTCTCAACAACACAGGAAGCATTATTACAGGCAAAAGACATCATTGCGCAAAACATTGCAAGTAATGAAAAAGCAAAAGAAGTCGCAAAAATCCTGCTCGCTAAAATAGAAAACACCCCTATCTCAGACACTCCGGAAGTCCGGTTCCTAGACGAAGAGTGTAAAACATTCCTCGGAAAGATAAGCAAGACCATTTCGGCCATGACCGACCGCCGGAAACCAATCACACAGGCATTCGACCAAATCCGGAAACATTTCACCGAACTGGAAAACGAGCTGAAAACAGGGGAAGAAATACAGGCAATACAAAATTTCAGAAACGCATTTGCCCGGCATATCGCGGAAATCGCCGCAAAAGAGGAAGAGTCTCGGCGTATCAAGGCTGCCACAGAACAGGAGCGCATCGAAATGCGTGCTTATTTCAAACAAGCCTTTACCAACGACCTGGTAAACACATTAAGCCTTGCATACGATTCGCTTGAAGAAATATTCAACTCCATCACGCTGCAAAACTGCGAGCTAAAAAAAGATGAATTGAAAAACTTCTCATCCGAATACAAACCGGCCACTTTCTCATATCCATACAGGAATTACATTACAAAAGAAGAAGAGATCGCAATCTATGAAGAAATAGCTTCTTCCAAATCTGCCAAAAATGAACTGGAATACAATGAAAAAATCACCGAAAAAATCCGGTACTACCTTGATCGCGTTGATTCAAAGAAACAAGAATTGTTAGAGATCGCGCAAGCAAATGCCGCGGAAAAAGAACGGCTTGCGAAAGAAGCGGAAGAAAGGGCAAAACGGGAAGCGGAAGAAAAAAGACAAGAACTGTTGAACTTCACACAGAAACAACAGACATCCATCGAGGCAGAGAAAACTGAAGCATCCCTCAATACCCTATTCGACCAAAATTATTCTGCCCCTGCGGCGAATGTAAAGAAAACGCTTTCCATCGAAGTAAGCAATCCTGCCGGATACGGACAGATATTCATGTTCTGGTTCGAGCGTGAAGGAAAGAATCTCCCGAACGAAAAGATTGAAAAGAAATCCATCGCACAGATGAAGAAATTCTGCGAGGATATCGCAAACAAGGATGGAGAAATCATCACGTCAAACTTTATTACTTACAAAGAAGTCGTTACGGCAAAATGAAAGACCCATACTATGACAGGTCGGAAATATCCAACTCCGACCTGTCTGAATTAAAAAGACAGCTCTACGGAGGAATGGAAATCGACCCCGTTCATGCAAAATTTGGAAACCTAATCGATCACATGATTACAGAACCGGAAAAAGTCAACTATTTCAAACTGACTTGTGCCGGTGAACAATTGACAGAAGGTGATTTCAAAAAAGCAGAAGAAATGAAAAAGGCATTCATGCGCGATGAGTTTGCCAGCCGGATACTTCCACTATCAGACACACAGAAAGTCATGATTAATCCCTGTCAGAAATTCGACTACGATATCCCTTTTACACTGCCCGTCCGATGCAAATGGGACTTGTGGATGCCGTCAATGGGATGGGGAGGCGATATAAAAAGTACCTCCGCGACGACACAGGAACAATTTGAATCCGCTGTAAGGCAATTCGACTACGACAGGCAAAGATTCTTCTACATGAATATAGCAGGCTCCGAGAAAGACGTCTTAATCGGAATTTCCAAAGAAAACTTCCGCGTCTTCAAGGTATTCATAAAAAGAGGAGATGAATTATGGGAATCCGGCCATCACAAGTGTATGGAACTCGCATTTAAATACTGGACTATGTTCGGAGACTTAAAAAATACAGCATGACAATCACACCCATAGAAGATTTAGAAAAAGAGGTGGAAGATATAGAAGCTTATCTATCCACCTTACCGCCAGAGGATGCAAATTTAGCCATAGAGAGAGGAAACGAGCTTTCGGTATATATCGCCCGCACCGGGAAGATGCTTGCAGATGCAAGGTTTTATCAGGACAAGGCACTATCAGAAAGCATCGTTTACAACCTCGGGAAACAAGCTGGTTGCCCTGCATCGGTTCTAAAGCAACTTGTAGAAGCATCCTGTCAGCGTGAAAATCTATTGGTAAACACAATCGAACGCCTAAACCGTGCTGCCACCCATCACCTAAACCGTGCTGCCACCCATCAGTTAGATTGGCTCCGGACGGTAGTAAGTATGGCAAAAGAAGAAATGAGAAACTCAAACGGAATTAGCCAAAAATGAAAACAATCTCCAATAAAACCGCCGAAGATATTATCCGGTGGCTGTCGGACTTAAAAAGTCGTTTACCTCCCGATTCGATTCAATCGAGAGAGAAGATAAGGAAAATAGATAAAGCAATTAAAATATTAGAAAATGGAGAAATTCTTAGGACAAGACATCCCTGAAAACGAGCGTTGGCAATTCTTACAAGACAACGCCGATGCAGTAGAAGAAATCGGATATACTCACCGTTTTTCACCCGAAGAATTGGCACAAAAGAAAGAACTTCTCGCGGAAGCATCAATCAAAATCAATGACATCGAGGAAGAAAAGAAAGAGGCATTAAGCGACTTTAAAGACCGGCTCAAACCTTTAACGGAAGAGAAAGCCGAACTGCTTGAAAACATCAAGACAGGGTCGAAATTCATCCCAAGTGAAAAGTGTGTAAAAATCCTCTATCATGAAGAAAAAATGGCAGGATATTACAACCAACTTGGAGAGCTGGTTTATTCACGCCCTATCATGCCGCAGGAAATGCAGAAAACAGTATTTAGTATTAACCGAAAAACAGGAACAGATGACTGAACAAAACGAAAACAGAATTAATGTGGCCGTGCCTGAAAACTACAACGGCATGCCTATTGAAGTGATTTTAAGAGAGGGCCAAGCCCCCCGAAGCACTTGATCCTAAAGAGCCAGTGCCTGTTAAAATCATTGGGACAATTGAAAGTCCACTAAAGTGGCTTGAAAAGCGTGTTGAACTCATCGATCAAAAGACGGCGCATATCACTGTAAGTCGTGATGATATGAAAATATCGTTATTTGACAAAGAAACAGATTATTATAGCAATGGTATTGAAGGAATCTTGCGGCCGTCCAAAGAAATGGTAGAGTTCGGAATTAATTCAGAAAAGAATTGGGAACCGATCAATTTGTCCAAATTCTTCAAGATGCACCGGGCATTCTTTAAAGATAAGGCAGAGAATATGGCTCTCGTATCCACTTTGAAGAATTTCAAGGCAAAAGTAAATCAAGACATTGAAAGGAGCAAAGAAGAAAACGGAAGCAAAACGGATAACTACTCACAGGTGGTTGACTCCAATCTGCCGAAGTCGTTCAAATTGAATATCCCTCTTTTCAAAGGATTCGATTGTGAAGAAATTGAAGTTGAAATTTACGCAGATGTTGATGGCCGGAATGTTTCATTATCACTTGTTTCTGCCGGTGCAAATGAAGCAATCGAAGATTACAAAAACAGGGTGATTGACGAACAATTGAATCTAATTCGTGAAATAGCCTCGGATATCGCGATTATTGAAATCTAATAACAGCCCGGGCAGCCGGGCTAATGGCTACATGGCGGAATTGGCAGACGCTCTAATAGAGATGAACACTATTAGGATTACAGTTCGGTAAATTCAGGTTCGAATCCTGATGTAGGCCACAAAAATCAGCATTATGGCATATATAAAACGCAGACCCAAAAAACAACCCCTATTCGACAATAAGGTTATTATAAAGAAAAAGCCCAATCTGAAAGCCAAATTAGACCGCATATTTTCAGAATATATCAGACTTCGGGATGCAAACCCGCAAGGATATACGGTATGTATTTCGTGTGGTAAGATAGTCCCTTGGAAAGAGGCGGATTGTGGCCATTTCATCAACAGAGGTCACATGGCGACACGATTCAACGAAAAGAACTGCAATAGCCAATGCTGGAGCTGCAACCGTTTTGACGAGGGCAACATCATCGGATACACGAAAGGCTTAATAAGGAAATACGGGCAGGGAGTTATAGAGGAACTCGAAATCCTCAAACACCAACACTCCAGCCTGTCCGACTTCGACTACCAAATCTTAATCGACCTGTACACCCAAAAAGTAAAGCAACTACATGAGGATAAAGGAATCTAACGACAGCTTTGAGATTACGTTTGAATACAATAGACGGCTCACATGGGCAATAAAGAAACTGATGGAAGTGTGTCCGGGTGCCGAATATGAGCCAAGACGGAAATCATTTTTCTTCCCCAAAATATATGCCCCGCAAGTCTATATGTTCGGACAAAAGTACGGCTTCGTATTTACCAAGGAGCATGCAAAAGCGGATTGGAAAATACCGGAACTTCCGGAACTGACACAAGACATTCCCTTAAAAATGGAATTATATCCCTATCAGAAACAGGGTGTCGCCTACAACATCATTCACAAACGAACAATCATCGGTGATAAGATGGGACTTGGGAAAACCTGTCAGGCAATTGCCTCCGTGCTTGCCTTGAATGCTTTCCCCTGTTTGGTTATTTGCCCATCTTCTTTGAAAATAAACTGGCAAAGAGAGTGGCACATGTGGACTGACAAAAAGGCTTGTATATTGAACAACTCAAACATAAATACATGGCATCTCTTCGCCGCCGGGAAATCGCTTTTTGGAGAAAGCATAAAAAACGACATATTCATCTGCAACTACGAAAGCCTTAAAAAATACTTTGTACAGGACATTGTTGCAAAACCCGGACAGGCTTTCAAACTGAAAGATGTGATTTTTACTCCAAACATCAACCTGTTTAAATCTGTCATAATTGACGAGGCCCACCGGATAAAAGACCCTTCGTCCCAACAAAGCAAGTTCACCAAGGGATTAACGTCCGGAAAGGAGGTAATATTCGCTATTTCCGGGACCCCGGTAGTGAACAAGGCAAAAGACCTCGCCTCCATGCTTGCAATCATTAACCAGGTGGACAAATTCGGAGGATACACAAAGTTTGTAGCTGAATACGGATTCAATGACAACATGGAAGAATTGAACTACAAACTCAATACGACCTGTTTTTACAGCCGGAACAAAAAAGAAGTATTGAAAGATTTGCCAGACAAGATACGTACCACAGTACTTTGCGAAATAGACAACCAAAACGAATACAATTCGGCACTTTCAGATCTTGCCGACTATCTGAAAAAATATAAGTCGGCAACGGATGCACAAGTTGCCCGTTCCATGCGTGGTGAAGTAATGGTAAGAATCGGAGTTCTTAAAAATATTTCCGCACGCGGGAAGCTGAACGCAGTGAAAGACTACATAACGGATGTTTTAGAATCCGGCGAAAAATTAGTTGTATTCATTCATCAAAAAGAAGTAGCTGGATATCTGTTACAAGCATTCCCGGAAGCTGTGACGATAACCGGAGATGATGACATGACAACAAGGCAACGAAACATTGATGCTTTTCAAAATGATTCTGAAACTACGTTAATCATTTGTTCCATCAAAGCCGCCGGCGTAGGATTGACACTCACAGCATCCTCTAATGTCGCATTTGTTGAGTTGCCATGGACAGCGGCCGATACAGATCAAGCAGAAGACCGCTGTCACCGGATTGGAGCCAAGTCTTCCGTAAACTGTATCTATTTTCTCGGTAAAAACACTATCGACGAAGATATATACAAACTAATCCAAGACAAGCGCGAAGTATCTAACATTATAACTGGCGGAACCAACGAAGCCATCGAACGGGAATCAGAGTTTGACTTATTAATAAAGAACATAAATATCAAGTGAACTATTGATAAGCTAATACTATCGGTTTTTAAATGAAATTTTTATAGAACTATATTAAAATGATAGAACTACAAGCTATAGGTAACATCGGCAAGGATGCCGAGCAGAAAATAATAGGCGGCAAGGCATACGCCTCATTTTCAATCTGTGTAACAGAAAAAACATCAGACGGGAAAGATAGGACAACATGGCTCCGGGTAATGAAATACGACAGCGAAGGTAAGTTGACCGCATACCTTACAAAAGGGAAAAAGGTTTGGGTACGTGGCAATCCCTACTTTTCTGCTTATGTCAGTAAAAACACAGGTGAAGCCATCCCGGACACGACTATATGGGCTGACAAACTCGTGTTCTGTTCTTCCGGAGAAAAGCAGAACCAGCAAACAGAAAGACAATCCGGGACAAATAATTTCCCCTCACAGGCAGACGATGATAATGATTTGCCCTTCTGATCATGAAAATAAAACTCCTTAACACTTCCGTTGGTCTGAAACCACTCTTCGATGAAGATTTCGAGGAAAAGAAAAAGTTGAAAATCGGAGAGGTTTACGAGGCCACTATCAAGCGACCTCGAAACCTTTCCTTTCACCGAAAATATTTCGGACTCATTAACCTTGCCTGGGAATATCAGAATGAGATAGCGGTAGAGCATTTCAAGCACAGCATCGAACTATTCAGAAAAACGGTAGAAATGGCAGCCGGATGGTGTGAGCCGATATACTCGATTGCCCGGAAAGAGTGGATTGAAGTTCCGAAGTCTATTGCTTTCGATAAAATGGACGAAGACGAATTTCAAAACCTATACGAACGTGTAAAGGACGTATTATTTAAATACTTCCTCAAAAACATTTCAGTTGAAGAATTTGAAAAGAACCTTATTAATTTTTGATGAACTCATACATGACCAGCTCCGGCGAATATGTTCTTAAATCGGTCATAGACCGCCGGATTAGAGCAGCCAAAGAAAAGAAGATAGCCCAGATGATTGAAAAATATGGCTATCTTTTCTGTGAGGAATGTCATAGAAATGAGGCTGCAGGTATTCCACTTGATTGTTCACACGATATTCCAGTAAGTGAATGTCAAAAAAGAGGCCAATCGGAATTAGCCTGGGATGTAAATAACATTACAATCAGGTGCCGGGAATGCCACCACAAACATGATCATCAATCACAATTTAGTTTTCCATGAAAATCCCATCTACCCTTTCTGCTCAAATCCTTTCCTTTCTATTTAAGGATAAAGCCGGACTAATCAGGCATCTCAAAGAGATACAAGATAGCCCGGTTTCTTTTTCGGATGTAAAAGGGAGGGAAAGACAAAGGAAGGCGGGGACACTGGTTAAGAAACTTGTAAGAAACTTGAAAAATTGAAACATTAAAATTATGACAGCAACCTATTTTGAATCCACAGTAAAATACGAAAAAGTAAATGAGGATGGCAAAGCAAAGAAAGTGACTGAATTATACCTCATAGATGCAATGAGCTTTTCGGAAACAGAAGAAAGGAGTTGCAGGCAGTTATCCGAAATAGTTCAGGGGGGATTACCTCATTCAATCCCTGAAACGGTCAAAAATAACAGAATACATTGAATCAAATGACGAAAACGATGACCGACTCTACAAAGCAACAGTTAAAATAACCGATAGCGATAACTTCGGCAAAGAGAAAGAATCCTCAATTCATTATCTAGTTGCCGCATCAAACATCAACCGGGCATTGGATAACCTCGAAAAATCACTGTCAACATTTGTAATACCCTATGAGATAGTAAAAATCGAAGATACGAAGTTTGTAGAAGTGATCCCCTACATACCGGACGACAAAGAACGCATACCGGACAATTTAAAACCACAACAATAACACTAAAACTATAATATCATGGAAAAAATCACAGACAAAATTAAATCCTTCGAGGATGCTTGCAAGCATCTCAGACTTAACCCTAACGACCTGCCGGTTGTAGATATGCTTCCGGAGAAAGATAGGAAATCAATTATCGCATTCTACAAGCTTACAATTATTATCAGAGCATTGAATGAAGGTTGGGAACCAGATTGGTCAAATTGGGATGAATGTAAGTATTACAACTGGTTTTACGTTGAAAAAGGAGAAGACCAGCGTTCCTCCGGTTTTCGTTGCGTCGGTACGGACTACACGGGTACGAGCACGGGCACCGGCTCTCGGCTTTGCTTTAAGAATAGAGAATTAGCCGAATACGCCGCAGAACAATTCAAAAAACTATATCGTGAATATTTACTCATTCTTTAAAAGAAAAAACATGAAGAAGACATTAGAGATAACGGAAGAACAAGCAAAGAAACTCTACTTTGAAGCATCCGAAAACTTCAAAGAAGTACTTGAATCGAACTTCGGGAAGACAACATTTCTGAAAAACTTTCAAGACGCAGTAAAGACATACTATGATGCTTGTGAAATCATAGGAGAAAAGCCGATTGACGAACAGCATTTAATGGACTGTGGACTCGGAAAGTCGGAAATCGCATTCATGAAATTGAAAACAATCTTCAAAGCTGCAAATAAAATGAACAACGATTGGAAAGCAGATTACTCCAATTCAAGCCAGTATAAATATTATCCGTATTTTGTTTGGCGTTCCTCCGGTTTTCGTTACGACGGTACGTACTGCGCGCTTACGTGCGCGTGCACCGGCTCTCGGCTTTGCTGCGGTACATCTGATGATGCAGAATACATCGGAAAAAAATTTGAAGATTTATATAACGATTATTTTGGATAATGGAAAATAATGATGATGGAAGCCTGGGATTTCTGAATATTCAGCCCGATGAAGACAGGAAATAAAATCTTACATTAAATTTTGCAATTATGGATAATAGCCGTATATTTGTGGTGTTCAACTGCCAAGACGAACAACATAAATTACGTTAGAAGGGTGTTTTTATGCCCTATTATTTCTTGAATTTTCAAGTAAAATATAGGCCGTCGAAATTCCTTCGTTGCATAGCCCTTCATCGTAAGTGTTATGTTCGTCTTGGCAGATAACGGGAAAGTCGGCGGCTTTCTTATTTTTATCAACTTATAATTCATCAACGTAATGCCAAGACGAAGTGAATCTGTAAGTAATGTGAATCATAGTACCATTACAGCACGTCCACCCCGACGAAACGAGGGTAAATTACTTTCCGAAGTAAAAGAGTTGCAACAACAACTAATCCAAGTAAGACAAAAATTAGAGATCGAAAAGAACTGCAAGAATCAGGCGTATTACTTTATTCTCAGTTCCGGCAACTTCAGAAAGTTTGCTGAGTTCCACAAAACGCATAAGGCAAGCCTTGATTATCACGGAGCTTGCATGGCGCAGCTTTATCTTGATTCATTTACTACAAAATAACCCTACCATGAAAGAATTAGTTTTAAATTCTAATGGTCAACCTGTGACCAATAGTGTACTTGTTGCCGAAAAATTTGGCAAACAACACAAAAACGTAATTGCCTCAATAAGAGCAATTATTGAACAAGCTGAAAATTCAGCCCGTCAAATGTTTGTTGAAAGTCAGTATGTTGACAACAAAGGCGAATCACGACCAATGTTTATAATGAATCGTGACGGCTTTACCCTTTTAGCAATGGGATTCACCGGAAAGGAAGCATTGCAATTTAAGCTTGAATTTATCAATGCTTTCAATAAAATGGAAAAACAGTTAAAGGAACAACACAATCTTTCCCCGGCTGAAATGCTTCTTAAACAATGTCAGATCATGGTAGAACATGAAAAGAGATTGTCAACCGTTGAGCAGAAAGTTAATGAGGTATTAGCTATTCGGGAAGAAGCGCAGAAAGACATGTTATCACTCCCTCTTTCTACTGATGCTGTTCCTGAATTAAGCATGAGAGATAAAGTCCGTGCTTTGGTAAACAAATATTCCATGCACTTCAATGTTCCTCAAAAGAATGTGTGGGACCATATTTACCAAACCCTTTATTACAATTATCATATTGCACTGCGTTCCTACGCCAGAAAGAAAAATGAGAGTCTTATTGATGTAGCTGAACGTGTAGGCGCATTGGATAAAATGTACGCAATTATTTCAAACCTATCAAGGCAAAACGGATTAGTAGCATAAATTCCTCTTTAATAAAGAATCAGCATGAATATAAAAGGACAGATAAAGTTAAGGGTGGATGCCGTTAACACCCACCCATGGTTAGAACTATTTCCGTACTCTTACAGTTGTTCTTACAGTAGTACGTACTTGGGTTCTAACCCGAACTTGGATTTTAGCCATGATGTTACTTTTTAAGTTAAACAAAAAGGAGGTTTACTCCCCGGCCCGCTTTGAGCCTTGCCATATCTCGCTGCGGTACGGGCTAAAATCCGCTACAAAGTTAACTGTTTTGTAGTATCTGTCCTTTTTAATAATAAAATATATGCCCCGCACCCCGAAACCCAAACAACCAAAACCGATCATTTCCCGGCTTTCAACAAATTATTCCGACTGCCTGAAATGTATCTACTACCAACCGTGGAAATTCGGATTGGTTGATTGCCCGTTTTCAGTGGTGCCGCATGAAAATTGCCTGACTAGAAAAATTGAATGTGTAAAATTTAAAATAAAATAATATGGTTCTTACTTGGATATTAAATATAGTACTACAAATTATATGTTTCTATCTTCTTTTTAAAGCAGGAGAAATAAAAGGCTATAAAAAAGGATTAGAAGAAGGTTTCGATGCCGGATATGAATGTTTTCACAAATTTATTGTCAAACAAATAAAACATATTAATGACGAAAACAAGAATTTGAACAATTAAAAAAAACACTAAATATAATTGACATGGAAAAAGGAAGCAAACCAGTTAAAGCATATAAAGGATTTAACAAGCACATGCAATGTACGCCCAATGGGAAAATTTTCCAGTACGAAATTGGTAAGGAATATAAAGAAGATGAAGCTGATTTATGTCATTGCGGTTTTCATGCTTGCGAGAACCCTCTTGACGTTCTGAGTTATTATAATAACATTGATGACAAATTCTGCGAAGTAGAATTAGATGAAATTGATCCGAATAGAAATAGAGATTCGAAAATATGCGGAAAGAAAATAAAGATTGGTATTGAAATAGGATTCTTAGGCTTATTTAAAGCGGGTATCGAATGGATTAAGAACAAAACAATCTTTACAAAAGAAGATTTTGAAAAATTACCTTCCGGTTATGGCGCTCAGATCGGCTCCTCCGGTGATGACGCTAAGATCGGCTCCTCCGGTTATGGCGCTAAGATCGGCTCCTCCGGTTATGGCGCTCAGATCGGCTCCTCCGGTTATGGCGCTAAGATCGGCTCCTCCGGTGATGGCGCTAAGATCGGCTCCTCCGGTGATGACGCTAAGATCGGCTCCTCCGGTTATGGCGCTAA